CTTTCTTCCATGGAAAGCAAACAAAATCCGTAGAACTGTTGGATTCTCTATGGTTCTCAGCCCCTTGCAACGCTGCTGACTACCATTTTGACTACTTGGACGTAGAAGTCAACATACTTTCGACCCTTCGGATGGCGTTTTCTTCCTTTTTTTCCGTGAGATGTGCATATATCCGCATTATCATCGTCTCATCCTCATGCCCCATCCAGCGCGCGGCAGTTTTAATGTCAACATCCGCATCATAGAGCATCGTCGCAAAAGTATGTCTGCAATCGTGCTGCCTGATTGCCACAGTTCTCCCCGCAATTTTTGTTAGATGATTTTGGTAACGCTTCCACGCATCGGTCACAGCGCTGAAAGAAATAATTTTGTTATCTTTCGATTTTATCACGCTTCCGTGTCGCCCTCGCAAGACATCCCGTAACGGCGGAAATAGCGGCACGTCACGAATACCAGCTTTGGTCTTTGGTGCAGTGACAATATAGTCGGAACGTTCGCGTCGAATCGCCTTTCGGACGTGAATCACACCTTTTTCGAAATCAACGTCATCATCAATATCGAGCGCAAGCGCTTCTCCACGCCTAAGCCCTGCATACACCATCACCATCGCGTAAATTCCCATTCTTTCGTTGTTACAAGTATCTCTGATTAGCTTTATTTCCCAATCATCAAGATTGCGGTGCGTCCCTACTGCCCCTTTCTTCCGCCTAACGTTCTCGCAGGGAGAAATTGCAACTATTCCATCATTTTTTGCAGCGCGAAAAACCGCTCTTGTTGATTCGGCTATCTTCCTTCGCGTCCCTTCTCCGCGGTCGGAAAAAGCGTTATAAAGTCGCTGTATATCCGACGGCGTGATTAGTCGCATCTCTGTCTGCGGCAGGATTGATGCTATCTGGTTAAGGCGTGAGACATATGCATCATATACATTTATGGTCACCTCGCTCTTGTACGTCGGCAGCCACTCCGCCGCGTACTCGGCGAACGTGTACTTCTCCCGTGGTTTCCTGCCGTATTTTTCCTGCTTTTTGTACTCTTCACGGGCTGCAAGGGCTTCGGACTGCGTTCGCCCGTAGAATGAGAATCCCTTATATTTACAAACGTAACGCCCGTCTGGGCGCTTTTTTAGTGTCTGGCGTGGCAAGTGTATCACTCCTTTTCTCTCATTGTGCCGCAAAACGCAGCAAAGTGCCATCGTAAATTGTGAACAAATTGAAAACATTTTGCAAACGCACGGAAAATTTTTGGTCATATTTCGCTGTGCGTCAGCATATGGTATTGCGGTGGACGGTAAAAAATACGCGACTGGAGAGGAACATATGACTGATTTTGATAAAAAGTTTGTTGTTGAAATGCTCGTCGAGAAGGTGAAGAAACTGCCGGATGACCTGCAAGCGAAATTTTTTTCGTGGCTGAAAAAGAAAATTCTTACAGATGGAATGAGCTGCAAAACACACAAAATTAGAAAACGCGAAGAAAAATAAAAAAAGCGAATAGCTAAGCTATTTTTATTTTTGCAGTTTTATTTCGTAATAATTTTGTAACATTTTTCGTCTTGAAGGTCAAGGAAGGTCAAACTTGGATGGCGATTTTTAATTTGCAAAACGCCTGAAACGCAGTAATTTCAAGGCTTTGCGCCATCTCTGAAATGGAATCAGCTAAATAATAAATAGCTGAGCTAAATAGTAAATAGCTTAGCTAAAAAAATAAATAGCTGAGCTATGTATAAAAAGAAAAGAAATAAAAGAAATAAAATAAAAAAAGAAAACAAAAAAAGAAAAATGCGCTGACGCGATTTTTTGCGGTGGCGGTGGTCTTTTTTTATCCAGCACCTTTCTGCGGGCATCCGCAGCATGGTCATCTTCGCGGCTTCGCGAAATTGATAGCCACGAGGCAGACCATTTTCGTGGTGTCGCGCAAATGGTTCTCGCTGCCCGTTTTGTTGGGGTCAACAAAACGTCTTGCCATTTTTGCCCAACAAAAAAATCAGCAGGGGGGCTTGACAAGCGGGGCAATCTGGCATATAATCATGGCATCTTGCTTCTCCGCTCTGCTCCTCTGCTGATTCTCCTGATTGTCCTCACGCGCTTGCCGCTCTCAGGCGTTCGGGGACGCGCGGTTCTTCTTGCTGGTTTCATGTTCCCGACATTCGCGCCGTGGGCATCACGGTTCGCCCTTTTCAGCATCCCACTTGTCCGCCATGCGCTTTAAGCTATCACGTTCCCTGCGCTCCTGCCGCATACGGCGTTCTGCTTTCGCGGTTAGGTACTCAACGTAGTCCATCGCCTCGCGAACAACGTCATCCGGCGCACCCATCAGCTTGGCGATAATCGCCTCGCAGGTTGCGTCGAGGATAGGGCGTTCTGACGTTCCTTGCGGGTTGTCGGACAGTCCGCAAAGGTAGTCGGTGGTCACGCCGAGTGCTTCGGCGAACTTCACGACGCTGGTAATCTCCGGCGTGATGGTTCCACGCTCATAGCAAGAATATGTCGCTTGCGACACTCCAACGATGCTTGCCATTTCGGCTTGCGTCTTTTTTTTTGCCTTTCTCGCTTCCTTGAGCCTATCTCCAAGCATAAAAACACCTCAAAAATTTTTTTGCAAATTACCTTGACGTATAAAATCGAGTGTGCTATTATTAGCATTGATAATAAGCACTGATTGGAGGGATGCGGATGCAGAACCGCGTGCGTGAGTTCCGCGCAAAGAAGGGCTTTACGCAGATGCAGCTTGCGTGCGAAATCGGATGTGAGCAGGGGCTTGTGTCTCTGTATGAGAGGGGTGTAAATACCCCGTCACTGCATAACGCTCTTCGCCTTGCCCGTGCGCTTGGCACGACGGTCGAAGCCCTTTTCGGGGGTGAGGTCGATGGCTGAAAAGCTGCGGCACTTTCTCCACGTCGCCGGGGTGCAAGGAATCAGCGTCGCCGCGCTGTCCGAAAAGTCGGGTATCTCGAAGCCGACTATCTACCGATACGCCAACGGACAGGGAAGTCCAACTGTTGACGCGATGAAGCGCATTGCGAAAGCCCTCGGATGCACAGTCCGAGAGACGTTCCCGGAGGTTTACGGCGAGAAAGCGGACGTGCCGACCGTCAACATCACGGACACGCAGCCCATCAGCACGGCAAAGCTGGCGATGCAGTACGGCATGACAACACGCGAGTTTAATCAGGCGCTGTTCCGCGCTGGCATCCAGATACAGCGCTCTGATGGCTCTTGGGTGGTAGCCGGGGACTTTGCCGACATGGTGACTTACAAGCCCGTCAAAACGGAGAACGGCACTGTGCGGCTGTTCGCCATGTGGACGCTGACGGCGCGAAAGGTGATTCAATCCTTGCTGGAGGAGCAAGGGATAGTTCCGGCGGACGGCGTGAACGTGGGGTCGTCGGAACGCCCGACAAGATAGTCGAGCGACACGCCGTAGAAGTCGGCGAGGGCTATCAGGCAATCAAAAGACGGCGAGCGTTCGCCGTACTCATAACGCTGGTAGCCCAAGGCTGACATTCCAACGGCGGAATAGACTTGTTTCTGCGTCAACCCGCGCTCATGGCGCAGATGCTTTAATCGTCCGGGAAAATCCATGAAGCACCTCCAAAAAACGCTTGACATAACCGTTTGGTAGTGCTATAATAAGACTACCGAACGGTTATGCAGAAAGAGGGGCGAAGGTTGAGAAACGTTCGGATGGTTGAAGCACGGAAGCTCTGCGGAAAGACGCAGGAAGCCGTTGCGAAAGAGGTTGGCATTTCGACGCTTGCGTTTCAGCGCTACGAGGGTGGACAGCGAACCCCCAGCGTTACGACAGCGATTCGTATTGCTGACGCGCTGGGGGTGGAAGACATCAGGACGCTGTTTTGCTAACGGGTATCACTTGCTAAGATACAAGCAAGTCATATCTTGTCCGGGCTGACAGGAGGCGTAGAAAAACAGATTGCCATCGTCATCGAGGAAAACGAGCGAGTAGTTCAATGTGTCGAAGTCGGCAAGTTGGGAGAAGTCGTCGAGGTAATCTTGCGTCAAAGTTACCTTCGCTGCTTTGCCCTTGTAACCGGCGAACATATCGGCAACATACGCGCCGTTCATCTTCACCATGTAAGCCTTATCCTTCTTGCTGTAATAATAGCCGACGTAGCCGTCCTTCTTTCCGTACACTTCGACGACTTTTGCGAGGAAATCGGCATCCGCGCCCCAAGAGACGTAAACGTTAGAATCAGCGTCAATCGGAACGTCAAAATCCTCATGGACGGTTTCGCCGCTCTTGTTGCTGAACTCACAGTATACGTCGCCGGTAAAGTCGCTCTTTGTGCAGAAGCTCAGCTTGAGATAATAGCCACTTGCCCAATGGCTCACAGTCTCAGCAGCAGTTTCAAAAATGCGCGTGTAGGAATCAACCATGGAAGCGTATTCCGCAACGTCGCACGTCTTGAGCGTCGAGAATACCGGGTGGTAGCATTTAACCTCTATGCACTTTTCCGCCGTATCAGCGGAAAGCGAATAGTAATAGCCGTCATCCGAATGGTCGCCGAACGGAGACATTTGCAGAAAGCGAATGACGAAAGCTTCGTCATCGGTCAGCGCCAGCGCGGGGACGCAGGAAGCCATCAGGCAGCAGAGAACCAGCAGAACGGAAACAAACTTCTTCATCGTGATGATACCCCTTTCGTGTTTTGGAGGTGTGAACGTGTATCAGAGAAAGCGGCAGTTGAAACAGCGGATTGAGGACTTGCAAGCAAAAGTCGAGATGCTGGAAAAGGAGAACTTCGCGCTTCGCGAGGAAACGTACATGAGCGACGGCGTTTTCAAGCACAATCCGCTTTTGAGCTGGTACGGCAAGGAGTTGTGCCTTGCGTTCGGGCGAATCCTCGTTGCTCCGCGCTATCTGAAGCTGGACTTCGACCAATATAGCAAGTATATGCGCGATGTGCTTGACTACTTGAAGGAGATTCGGCTACTTGAAGAGAGCTATCAGCGAGAGAATCAAGCTGACGGCGGAGATGCCGACGGGAAGCAGGAATCGCAAGCAACTTGACTCGTACTGCTCCATTTCATCCAGCGCGTGACGGTTCAGCTCCGGCACATAATCCGGAGGACGTGCATCAAGGTCGGATGGGTGCGGCGGCGGTGGCGTCAAGAAGTCGGACGAACGCAACCGCGCAAGCTGTTCCTCCGAAAGCTGTTTGCCGCGCTGAAAGTCGCGGCAGAGACGATATTCCGACGCAAGCAAGGCATACTCACCACCTTTCACGCATACGATAAGAGCAGGGAGGTGAACCCGATGTACCACGTCAACCCGCCCGACATTGAGAGCCGGGTGAAGTACACCATCACGACGCGGCGGACAACTGCGCGGGATATGCACATATTAGCCGATGCCGGGTATATACCTATCAGGACGCACGTCCAGCGTTCCGGCGTAACGGTTGTCTGGGCGACACAGGCGGACGCAAAAAGGGCTTTGCGCGAAAGCAGCGTCTAATTCGCACAAAAACGCCCGCAGGAGCGCTTGCACGTCGGGACTGGTATTTCCTCACCTGATGGGCTGGAAGCGCTCAGGACGCCGTTTTTGTCCTTGTAGAGTGTTGTCCAGCGCAAACGCGCATCAGGAGCGCGATTTGATGAACTCGATGTACTTCATCACATCCGCACGTTGTGGAGCAGATAGAGATTTTACCTGCTCAACAAGTGGGTCGAAGTCGGGTGGCGAGAACGCGTTCTCATCACGTCCAACGAGCGTATCGAGCGAAACACCGAGAGCATCAGCAATTGCGAGAAGCCGCGTCGGAACGGGGTTGCTTCTTCCAGATTCGTAGTTCTGGATTGTTATCTCTGCGACGTTGGCGCGTTCTGCAAGCTGCTGCTGGGTCAGCCCGTTCGAGAGCCGAAGCGCAAGCAGAATTTCCGGGAACGGCACGATGCATCACCTCACTTGCGCGGGTTCGCCCGAACGTATCGAGCGTACCGCATGACTTCTTCCCGGTCTGACGGGGCAAGCGCGGAAATCTCCAAGTAGAGCGTGTCTGTCTCTTTGGGAGACGGTGCATCGTCGTACCCGGCAAGATAATCGTAGGAAACGCCGAAGAGGTCGGCAATTTTTCCGAATACCTCAACGCTTGGAGAACGCTGGCACTTCTCCAGCTGCGTTACGGACGCGCCGGAGATACCAAGCGCATCACCAAGCGCCGCAACGGAAAGCCCTGCTTGCTTGCGCAACGCCAAAAGGCGGGAAGCAAATTTTTCTCGCGAAAACATTGAAAACCTCTTGACATCAACGCAAAGTTGATGTATAATGGCAACAAGCAAGTGGAAAGCACTTGCTGAGAGTTGATGAGAAGGGAGCAACAATGAGAACCGCATTAAAGCGGGTCAGAGCCTTACAAGGCTGGTCGCAAGCCGATGTTGCAAAGCAACTCGGAATTACGGTACAGGCTTATAGCATGATTGAGACTGGGAAGCGTGACCCATCCTATCCTGTGTTGGTAGCGCTGGAGGACGTATTTCACACTTCCCACCGAGTACTACTGAGAGAGGAGTGACACGAAGATGCCACACGCAGACCCGGCAGGATTCGTCTTTTTGGGACTGAGCGTCGCAATCATCGCCGCGCTATGGCTGATTAACGAGGTGGCAACCTACATCAGCGTAGAGCGCGAGGGACGCAAGTCGCAGAGATGACAGAATCCTGCACACAAAGCATAACACAAGGGGATTGACAAAATCAAACGTCTATCCCCAAAGAAGAAGAAAAATCAAATTTTTTTAGCGGAAAACTTGACCGCTGGGCAAGTTAAGGAAAGGAGAAACGTTGGTAAACATTAGAAACCTTGCGGAAAGCAGGGGGTTGAGGATGGCGGACATTGCGCGAATCACAGGCATTTCAGAATCAATGCTTTCGCGGATTGCGAATGGTGAACGCAACGTCACGCCGAAGGTTGCAAAGCAGCTTGCGCCGACTTTGGGCGTAGACTGGTGGACACTCATCGACTAACTAATAGCGTGAAAAGCGCAAAGATAGAAAGGGGTATCACAATGGAAAAGGATTCTATCAAGTTGCAAATTGCAAACCAGCGCGGTTGCGTATCGCGCGGGGACGCGAACATGACGATTTTCGCCATTCGTCAGAGTGCGCGGAAACTGAAAGCACTGACGCGCGACGAGTTTGCGAAGTTAGGGAACTGGGACTACATCAGCGAGGCATACGACGCGTATGAAGCCGTGATGGAAGCCCTGCTGTTGGCTGTTAAGTACGAAATGGACAAGACGGCGGTTGCCGTCTAAGGGGGGGAAAAAGGGTAATGCTTGTTATTCCGGAAAAGGTCGTTCCAAACGCAGAGGCGCGGGCGGCAATCTGGGAAGCGAACATGGTCAACGATGTGCTGCTTCGCAATGCAACCGAAATCATCCGCAACCTCGACATGGTATGCGACAGCAAAAGTTTTGCAAGCCGCGTTTGGAACGAAATCGTGTATAGTACGCGAGTTGGGCGGAAAGAGAAGCACAAGGAAATGTTCCAGCGGTGCAGCGTCGGGGACGAATGGAAAGACCGCTACCACAACGCGAATGCCGTTTACAGAGCGTATGAGAGCGCGATGGACAAGCTGCTTGCCAAAACAAAGCAACTGAGGGAGGCTAATCAAAATGACTGACTTCCAACGAGCAACCGGTGTAACGATGCAGCCGGAGGAAGGCGAGGGCTTGCGGTGGTGCCCCATAGACGCGGTAATCGTCAAGCAGATTCGGGCGCATCTGGGAGACGGCGCAGCAATGCGCATCGTCTACGACGCCGTCTGCAACATGGCGGGCATTAACACGCCGGACGACATCACCAAGCTGACGTTTGAGCGGGCGTATAGCCGCGCACTGTCCGAGACGGGGCGGTATCAGGCGGGGGAGATTGACGCACAGGGCAATTTCATCGCGGAGGTAATCGCGACGGCTTTCACCCTTGCGCCTACTGAGATGATAACACAGAAGGGGGCGAAGTAAATGCCGGAATTTCGCGGTTATGAGCTGCGAACCGCCAGAGAGCAAGCAGGGCTGCGCTTGTGGCAAGTTGCGCAGGAAATCCACACATCGGAATCGTGCATCCGCCGCTGGGAGGGAGACGAAGCAGAGCCGTCGCCAGAAGTCATCGACCAGCTTGAGGAGCTGTACAAATGCCCTATGCTGTGGCATCGCTGGATGCTGTCACACAGCGACAGTTATCGGCGGCATTACAGCCCTGTCAGCGACACAACCACGATGGGGAGCGTCCTGCGGAATCGCTACGCAATCGAGGACATCTTGCGATTGCAGGAAGCCATCGAGCGCGACGTGAGCGATGATGGGCAAATCGACAACATGATGAACCGAGACAAGTACATCGAGCTCATCAAAAAGGCGGTTGCTTGCCTGTCCGACACGCTTGCGAGGATAGAGAAGCGGGGTGGCGCGAAATGACGCAGTACCTCAACACCGAGCGCGTCGCCGAAATTCTCTGCATCAGCAAGGAGAGTGCCAGGAAATTCATGCGCGAGATGCCGCACATCTGCATCGGCGGCAAGGCGCACGAAACCATCCGCGTCACTGTCAGCGATTTTGAGCAGGAGATGGAGCGCCGAAAGCGTTACCCGACGCAGGAGCAGGAGAACGAGGTCATCCGCCAGCGCAAGAAGCGCAACGACCTTGTGGCGCGCGGACTGATGAACCCTGATGGCACAATTGCCCGGAGACGGGCATAAAAAAAGCGCCCGTGCCGCGGGTACAAAGCGCGAACACGAGCAGACAGAAAGGGTAAGTGGCGGTTAAGCCACTTACAGTCTAACACAAAAACGAAAGGAAGTCAACATATATGGAGCAGTTTATCAGCGAAATCGAGGAAAACGAGCAGGAAGAACGCGCGGGTTTTGTCATCGACAACGACCAGAAGGCGGACTGGGCGGTTCGCCGCATCGCAGAGCTGGAAGCCGACACGCAGAAATGGAAGGACTACTACAAGGCGCAGAGTGAGCGCGTGGCGCAGTCCAACCAGCAGAGCATTGACTACTTCACCGCCCTGCTGGAAAGCTACTTCGACACCGTTCCGCACAAGGCGACGAAAACCAGCGAGAAGTACAAGCTGCCGAGCGGCGTTCTGGTTCGTAAGGCGCAAGCGCCGGAGTACGAGCGCGACGATGCGCAAATTATCGCGTGGTGTGCCGAGAATGCGCCGTCCTGCGTGGAGAACGTGCCGAAACTCAAATGGACAGCGCTGAAAGGGCTGATTACAGAGAACAACGGACAGGCAATTGATGAAATTACGGGCGAAGTCGTACCCGGCATCAAAATTGTTCCGCGCGACCCGGTTTTCGCGGTGCAGAAGGGGTGAGGCGAATGGCGAGACGCTGCTGCTTATGCGGGGCATATCTGGATAGCGGGGAGCGCTGCGACTGCGGATGCAGCCAAACGGACGAAGTGCCGCGAGGGTGCAGGAAGCCCGTGCGGAGAGTTGACGAAGCCAGCCGCACGGGTGAAGATTGGCGCTGGGAGAAGCACATCAACGACCAGTATCAGAGATGGTACGAATGCTGACAGGAGGAACGAGCATGGAAAACGGGCAGATTTACGCCGCAATCAGCGCGGCGATGGCGGACATTTCCGCAATTGGCAAGGACAAGTACAACCAGCAGCAGGGTTTTAAGTTCCGCGGCATCGACGATGTGATGAACGCCTTGAAGCCCATCCTGACGAAAAACAAGATTTTCACTGTTCCACAGGTTTTGGAGCAGACGCGAGAAATCAAGGTAACAGCGAAAGGTGGAGAACTGCGGTACAGTCTTCTTAAAATCGCGTTCCGCTTCTATGCCACCGACGGCAGTTTTGTCGAGGCGGTGACGCTGGGCGAAGGCATGGACAGCGGCGACAAGGCAAGCAACAAGGCAATGGCGATTGCTTACAAATACGCGCTGTTTCAAGTGTTCTGCATCCCTACGGAGGAGATGACCGACCCGGACGGCGAGAGCTACGAAACCAAGCACGAGGCGAAGCACGAACAGCCGAAGCCGCAGCCCAAGAACGCAGAGAACCCGGCAGAAACGCCGACGAACTACATCATGCGCGAATGCAGCAACATCGGCATGGATATGCAGGAGTTAGGCAGAGTTCGTGCCGCGCTTGTGGAAGCAAACATCGTCCGCAACATTCCGACGAAAGAGATGACGATGGCGGACGCAAAGGCGCTGATGGACGCGGTGAAAGCTAATTTCCGGGAGGCGTCATGATGAATAGGGCAGAACGCAGGAAAGCGGCGCGGGACATGACCCACGCCACGCAGAGCATCATGAGGGCGCGGGGAGGCTACGAACGCGAGTATGAGCGCGGAGCGAAGGACGCAGAACGCCACGCAATCAAGATGATTTTCGCCGGAATGTGCCTTGCGATGAAAGAGGAGTTCGGGTTTGGCGCACAGCGGATTCATCGGATGCTGACGGCGACGCAAAAGTATCTGCAACCCGGTGCGTACTTCACAACGGCAGAATTGATTGATGAGGTTCTGGAAAAGACGGGCATCCGTCTGGATTTCGATGACCCGTTTGATATGGTAGAGCGAATTGAGAAAGGTGAAAGGCAATGAATGTAGTCAGCAACGTGGAAATCATGGGGCTTGCGTCGAGTATAAAGGCAAGCCACTATCCGATGGCAACCGACACGGAGAATTGCAGCGCGGAAGTCACAGAGCGGACGATGGCGCTTGCAACCTGTTTAGCTGGTAGCGGACACGACCAGTTTTTGACTGGAATCGTCGTGCAGTTCGACCTCACGTTCTCAATCAAGGCGTGGGTGGAAGCCGAGCGGTATCATTTTCTGGATTTTGTATCGAGCCAGTCCACCATGCACCGCATTATGAGCATGGACATCGACGAGAAGTGCATCGACTATGTGCGCCGTGAAACAATCGAGCTTATCGAGAAGATGGTTGAGGAGTACAAGGAAGCCCCAACGCAGGAACGGTATCTTGCAGTCATCTACAACGTGCCTGTTGGCTTGCGGCTGACGGCGCGGATGACTACCAACTATCGGCAGCTCAAAACCATCTATCAGCAGCGTGGAAATCACCGTCTGCCGGAATGGAGGGCGTTTTGCGCATGGATTGAGACGCTGCCGAGAGCGGAGTTTGTCACAGGAAAGGAGAAGCAAAGCTGTGGCGACTGAAAGGGAAAAGTTTCCACATTGCCCATACTGCGGAACGGAAATGCGGTGCGATTCCGAAAGATACATCACAGGCGGAGGCTACGCTGCATATAGATGCCCCAAATGCCGTTCCATGTCGCCAATTAAGGAAGACATGGAATCGTTTGGCAATGCGTGTAAAAACGCCTATTATGACGCAATGCACCGGTGCAAACCGCATAATCAAGTTCTGACGATAGATGATTTGTTAAAAACAGTATGTTGCTGGGGGTTTGGAGGTGACCCGGAACAAGAAATTATAATGTGGCTGGAATATAAAGACGTGATTAAAGGATACACCGTAGTCAAAGGAATGGAAGCACATGGCGAGAAAACATTGTTTAAGTTTTCGTTGCTCGGCGCTGACGGCGTTTTTAAACTGGATGCGGATGCGTGCGGAAGCCGTTGGCGATGCTGGTCTTTTAAGCCAACGCAAAATGCGCTGAAAGAAACGCCGTGGGAGGGGGAAAAGAATGCCTAAAGAAGAACTTATGCCGCGATGCCCGTACTGCGACGATGAAATGAAATACGTTGTACTCGATATGGAAAGAAGAACAGCGCGGCTTCGTTGTCCGACGTGCGACTCAGAATTTCTGCCGTGGGAGGGAGAAAGTGACGATGACGACTAAGCCGCGTAACCGCGTTCTGACGTTTGCCGAAGCAAGCGCGCAGAACCAAAAGACGGCGCGTGTTTGGGTGGAACTGCGCTACAATATTCCAATCTGCGCGTATTTCCTCGTGCGCACAAACAAAACGTGCCGAGTGATTCCGTACAATCTTGGTATTGGCAGCTTCGTCGTCGGAGAAGAGGACTACGGCACAAAGTGGCGGTGCTGGGAGAAAGAGCCGACACGAGAAGAAACCAAACGCGAGCCGTGGAGTGCGCCATGATTGCGACAGTCGGCAAAGTCATCGAGAAACCGGGCAGCCTGACAATCCAGACTGCCCGACCCGATGCGGAAAACCTATCCGATACAGTCACCGTGCTATGGCAGGATTGCCGCACGATTAGTCCAGAGCAACGACGTAAGGCGTGGGCGCTGATTGGCGAGATTGCCGCCGCGACGGGATACATCGGACAGGGCGACAAAAGCGACCTAAACACGATGCTCAAGGCGGAGTTTCTGCGAGCGCGTATTGATAAGCTGCAAGCGGAGGCAATCAAGGCATTCAGCCTGTCCGACGTGGACATGACAACCGCGCGGCTTTACATCGACTGGCTTGTTGAGTTCTGCGTGGTGAATGACATTCCGACAAAGCAGCCGCTTGTGGAGTATGCGGAGGACATCGGCGCGTACATCTATGCTTGCGTGATGCACAAGCAGTGCGCCGTCTGTGGACGCAGACCGTCAGACCTACACCACTGGGAGCGCGTCGGCATGGGTGCAGACCGCACAGAAATCAATCATATCGGGCTGCTGTGCGAACCGCTTTGCCGTGTACATCACACAGAGTGCCACACGATGGCACAGGCGGAGTTCGACGAGAAGTACCACATTCAGCCCGTCAAAATCGACGAAAAAATAGCAAAGTTGTACAAACTGGGGAGGAAAAGCAATGAACAAGCTGACAATCATCGGAAATCTAACGCGGGACGTTGAGTTGCGCACGACGCAGAGCGGCAAGAGCGTCGCCAATTTCACGGTTGCGGTCAATCGCCGCGCGAAACCGGGTGAAAAGGCGGAAGCAGACTTCTTCCGCGTGTCCGTCTGGGACAAGCAAGCGGAAACGTGCCAAAAGTACCTTGCAAAGGGGCGCAAGGTTTGTGTGATTGGCAGCGTCAGCGTCAACACATACAACGCCAACGACGGAAGCACACGCGCGACGCTGGAAGTCTTCGCGCAGGATGTTGAGTTTCTGGATAGCGCGAAACAGGATGCACCGCAGACGGAAGCACACGGAGCGGCTCAACCGCCCGCGCCGCAGTACACCCCGGTATACAACGAGGATTTGCCGTTCTAACGGCAGCTGATGGAGGTAGCAAATGGAGCTTGAGTATGTGCCTGTGCAGGTAGCCATGCGCCGGGAAATCGCGAGACTTTCCGACGAAGAAGCCGGACGTGCGCTTAAAGCCATTCTTGATTATGTGGCGACGGGTGAGGATGTCGAGCCGGAAGGAAACGCGGCGTTTTTGTACCTTGCGCTGTTGCGAGAATGCGATAAAATCTGCAAGATTCACGAGGTGCGTTCCGCAGGTGGCAAGGCTGGCGGACGTGGTCGCCCGAAGAAAACAAAGTCAGAAGAAATCCAGCAGTCCGAATCGGAACAGGCGCAGCTCAATCCAGAACCAGAGCAGAAGCCCGAAGTGCGCGCTCCTGCATCCTTCATCAGCGACGAAGAAGCAGCAGAAATCCAGCAAGGCACAAACGATGTGCTGGACGAAGCGAAACGGCAGGGATTCCCCGACACGACGGCGACGATGGAGACGCTAAACCAGCTTGTGGCGGACAACGGCGCGGAAGAAGTGCTGGAATGTGTGAAAATCGCCGGGGAGGCAGGAAAGCCGAACATCCGATACCTCAAAGGCGTAATTAACGGACGCACAAAAGAACGACAAGAGGAAGAACGCCAAGCGCGGATTGATGCAGAGAAATACCCGGTAGTATCAAGCGCAGATTACGACTACAAGCCGCCGTCGGTAACGTTCGGGGAGGTATTCAAAAAGTACGCAAAGCAACGAGCTTTAGAGCATCCAGAGGAACGAGTGAAGTTGGAAGAATTAGCGGGGAGATTTAGCTAATTATGGACGCATACATTAACGAGGACGCGGAAAAGAGCCTGATTGGGCTTGCAATGCAGGATGCAATCGTCGCACAAGAGGTTGCAGCACTGCCGGACAGCATTTTCGGGTTAAAAGAAATGCAAGCCTGTCAGCGCGGCATCATGCGACTTGCAAAGCAAGGAAAGAACGTTGACCTTGTAACGCTGGACGCAGAGGTACAATGCGACTTGCAAAACACCGCCCTCTTGATGGAATGCGTAAAAATGGGTATCTCTCCTGTCATGTCCCGGCAATATATAGCGATTCTGGCGGAGTGCGCGAAACGTCGCGAGCTTGCAGCACTGGCGAGAAAAATTCTGCAAGACGTGGGCAATCCCGGCGCGTCGGTGGAATCTCTTCAAGCGGAATGCGCAACAGCGGCGCAATCATCAGCAGCCGTCGATGACGGCGTAACGATGAAAGACGCAGTGTTCGCGTTTGTGGATTCAATCGGAAAGCAAGACGGCATAATGTCCGGAATCGCAGACCTTGATAATAGGCTCGGCGGATTCAAGCCGGGACAGCTCATTTACATCGGCGCACGTCCGGGCGTAGGTAAAACGTCGTTGGCTATCTGCATGGCGAAATACGTCGCAGAACACGGCGGCGGGGTGCTGATGGTGTCCTTGGAGATGAATCCGGCAGAGATTGTAGCACGTTTTCTGGCGAACGAATCCGGGGTGGACTTGCAAAAGCTGTCCACTGGCAAAATGGAGCTGTCAGATTTCGAGCGCATAACGCCGTGCTATCAAGCTGTCGCGAATCTCCCAATCAGCATCGAGGAGCGAGCGGTCACGCCCTTGCAAATCCGCAACGCAGCGGCGAAGATGAAAGCAAGCAAGCAGGGGTTGAGCCTGATTGTAGTTGATTACATCCAACTCATGAGAGCCGATGAGAAGTGCGGAAACCGCACAGAGGAGGTGACGCAAATCAGCCGAGAATTGAAGCTGATGGCGATGGATTTAGGCGTTCCGCTGCTGTGCATGACGCAGTTCAACCGTGAGAGCGAGAAGGGATTCGGCAAAGCGACAAAAAGCGAGCCGGATATGTCGCAAGCGCGAGACAGCGGCGCGATTGAGCAGGACGCGAACGTGTTTCTTATCTTGCATGAGCCAGAAGAGCCGCAGGACGCGAATAGCGACAGATGGCAGATGTACCACAATTGCCAAGCGAACGGGTTGACGTGGCAAACGTGCCGAATCAGGAAGAATCGAAACGGCGCAACGGGGCTTGTGCATCTGGGCTTCGACAAGCCGCACATGCGGTATACATGCCTAAAAAAGGACTAAAAGGAGGAAAGCCATGTACAACATCATCGTTTACGAGAACAAACGGTTTGGAAACATTCGGACATTCGTCGAAGAAGGGAAACAAGAGCCGTGGTTCGTGGCGGCGGATGTGTGCCGAGCGCTGGAAGTCAAGAACGCACGGGATGCAGTGGCACGTCTGGACGACGACGAAAAGAATACCGTCGTTTTAACCGACGGTATTCGCGGCAATCCAAATGTGACCGTCGTCAGCGAACCCGGGCTGTACGCACTCGTCCTCAGCAGTCGCAAGCCGGAGGCGAAAGAGTTCAAGCGCTGGATTACGCACGATGTCATCCCATCAATCCGAAAGAGCGGCGGCTACATCGCAGGGCAGGAAGACATGAGCGACGCTGACTTGATGGCGAAAGCCCTGATTGTTGCCCAGCGACAGATTGAGCAGCGCGACAAGCAAATCACGGAGATGCAGCCAAAGGCGCTGTTCGCGGATGCTGTGAGCGCAAGCAAAACAAGCATCCTTGTGAACGAGATGGCGAAGCTGCTGCGGCAGAATGGCGTTGAAATCGGCGAAAAGAAGCTGTTCAAACTCCTGCGCGTGAACGGATATTTGTGCAGCAAAGGAGAGCTTCACAACTGCCCGACGCAAAGAGCTATGGATATGGGACTTTTCGAGATAAAGGAAACGGCTATCACAACGTCGGACGGCAGCGTTATACTGCGGCGAACGCCGAAAGTGACGGGAAAAGGGCAAGTGTACTTCATCAAAAAGTTTAAGGGGGGATGGGCGTAATGCGAGTAAAACCAAAGCCTTGCCCGAATTGCGGAAGCAAGTACGTGGAAATGTGGACTAAATTTTTCGGCGGTAACGGTTTTGAGGTAAGATGCTTGGACTGTGGTTATATCGGTGAGCTTGGAAAAACAAGAGCCGCAGCCGCGAGAGCGTGGAATAACGACGAAAGGAGAAAGAAGAATGCAGGATTATAAGCTGAAACCGTGCCCGTTCTGTGGAAGAAGTCCTGATGTATACCAAGCTCCAAATATGATGATTTTGATGGGGATGCCGTATTTCGCTGGAGAATGGATTTGCTTATGTCTGCATTGCCAAATGAGTGCCGTCGGAGGGAAGAAGTATTCGGATGTTGTGCAAAAGTGGAATCGACGAGCGCCGGGATGGGTGTCCGTGGATAAGGTGCTGCCGCTAAATAGAACGCACGTCATCGGATTTGATATAGAAAGTGGGTGGAACTATCCATCGTTGTGTTTTTGTCCAGACACAAAGGAGTTTTTGGACGAAACATACGACTACAAGCCTGTGAGCATCACGCACTGGATGCCATACCCGGAAGCGCCAAAGGAGGACGAAGAGGATGAATGAGTGCAAAAACCGTGTGCTGTCCCTTACAGAGCTTGCGGTAGGCGCAGGAACGCTCGTATGGCTGGAAGATAACAACGGAGGCGACGAGCCGTGCGTACATGCGCGAATGGTAACGTACTGGGAAAGTAAAAGCCACCGCATGTATTTCGACGGCGGACGCACATGGTACGCCGATTACACCTACGGCGAGACGTGGCGCTGCTGGCTGCGGAAGCCGACGCCGGAAGAAATGGCGAATATACCGTGGGAGGAAAACCAAAAATGAAGTATGAGTTTACTGGCGAAGTAAAAAACATCGGCGGAAAGATACTGCACCGCATCCGGGCAGTGCGCGACATCCCGGAACAAAACGTGAAGGCTGGCGACTTGGGCGGCTGGCTCGAAACAGAGGAAAATCTTTCACACGACAGCGCAGCGTGGGTAACTGGCGAGGCATGGGTGATGGGAAGGGCATATGTGACGGATTCGACGCTGGTGGCGGGAAAGGCGTTGGTGACGGGCGAGGCGTTGGTGATGGGTGCGGCGTTGGTGATGGGTGCGGCGTTGGTGACGGATTCGGCGCATGTGATGGGTGCGGCGTTGGTGACGGATTCGGCGCGTGTGATGGGCGAGGCGCGTGTGTCGGGAAAGGCGCGTGTGACGGGAAAAGCGTGGGTTATGGGCACGGCGTGCGTGACAGGCAAGGCGTGCGTGAGTGGAAATGCGCGTGTGATGAAGTCGTCTGACTGCATTACAATCGGTACAATCGGCAGCCGTGACGACACAACCACTTTTTACCGTGGCGCAGATGGGAAAATATACGTTTCCTGCGGATGCTTCAACGGCTCAATTGACGACTTTGCCGCAAAAGTCAAGGCAGTCCACGCAGGGACAAAGCACGAAAAGACGTACTTGCTGGCAATTGAGTTGGCAAAGGCGCAGATTGAGACGTAAGGAAGGAAATCTGATGAAAACTGTGACGCTGCCCGAGGCGGTGCTTTTCGGCACGATGATTGGTTTGGGAGTGACGGGCTTCCTGCTGGCGAAGGAAACGCGCCCGTGGTACATTTACATTCTGCTGGCGCTCGTCAACTGTATCATTTCGATTCTTGTGTACGCCGGAGCGGATGCGCTTGCGGCGTGGTTGGGGGGATGACAATGACGGTTATCGGTCTTTTGTGTCTGCTGGCGGCTACGGTGTGCGTGGCTTGCGCATTTGTAAATAAGGAGTGATGGTGGTTGTGAAAGAATTGCAAGATGAAATTGTAACGGTTGTGTTCTCCGAGCTTCTCCGAGCGCAAAAAGAGCATGGAGAAACGTTCAACTCCATGCCGGAGGCGTTCTCCGTGATTTGGGAAGAAGTCGAAGAAGCGAAAGAAGAGATGCAGCGTGTCATCCGAAAGGCAAACGACTTCTGGCTTGCGAACCGCCGAGACGACGAGAAAGCATTCACGATGTGCGCGAGCAAAACAGCAGCGGCAGCTACACTGCTGGCTTGCGAAGCTGTGCAGGTTGCGGCAATGTGCATGAAGGCGCAGAGAGGAGGTGCAGCATGGTCGAAAGGCAAGATTGGCTGAATGCGCTGACAATCTGCCCGGTTTGCAACGCAATGATGAAGCGATACACTACGATTGATGTTCAGGGAGGCGCATGGGTAAAATGTACAAATCCAGAGTGCGGACTACACGGCGTTCTCTTTATGCCGATGTAATCCCGACGGAGGACGAAGAGCAGGAAGCCCTTTTCCGCTGGGCGGAGGCTCAAAGCGCAACGAAGCCATGGCTGAAAGGGATGTTCGCAATCCCGAACGGCGGCTATCGCGCCAAAGCAACAGCCGCGAGAATGAAACGCACCGGGACGCGTGCAGGAGTGCCGGACATCTTCCTGCCCGTCTCCAATGGACGAGAACACGGGCTTTTTATTGAGATGAAGCGGCGGAAGGGCGGGACAGTATCGACATCGCAGAAAGAGCGCATGAAAATGCTTACCGCCGAGGGATACCGTTGCGTCGTGGCGAAGGGTTGCCAAGAAGCGATTGATGCGATTATGCGATACATGAACGGAGAGTGAGACAATGCTGGACACCGACGACATCCGGTACTCTTTTTGGTTGGAGAAAGAGCTGGAAAAGAACGTTAGGCGGCTTGCGGGGAACGTTTCGCGTGGATGCAAAAGCCGCCACGATGCCTACAAAGTCAGGGCGACGCAGGACGCAATCAGGCGGCTAAACGGCGAGAAGGAGGCAAACGGAGCAATTGAGAAGGTACAAGATATGCTGTACACGGAGCTAATGAGCGGACAGATTCGCCCGGCGCTGTATACAGCTATCGTTAAGGCGTTTGAAGGGGTAAAATAATCGTGGGCGGTCGCGGGAGGGGAAAATGGTTGACTTAAAGCGGATGCGGTATCTCATCAGGCGGTATCCTATGGCTTGCTTGCGAGCAGAACAGGCGCGAATCCGGGCGCAGAAGCTGACGCGGACAATCAGCGACGCGCCGCGCGGGGGCGGAAGTATGAACAGCACGGAGGAAGGGCTGCTGTATCGCATCGAGGCACTGGAACGCAAGAAAGCAATCTGGGACGAGTTGTGCAGGATGCGCGAAGAGCTTGCGCCGCTGGTGGATGCGCTGGAAAGTCCGCTGGAAGTGCAGTGCATGAGAATGCGGTATCTGGAGGGAAGGAGCGTCCGGGAAATCAGCTACAATCTGGCGTATTCCGAGCAGCATGTTTTTCGCGTGATTGGTAACGCGGAGCGGAAAATCCAGAGCGCGGAATAAGGTGGTCGCGCATCGAAAGGTGCGCGATTTTCTTTGCAAAAATCGCAAAAAAACTGCATTTCGCCCCTTGACATATTGCCGGGAATATGCTATAATAATTTATGTCAAGGGGCGGTACAAAATAAAAGCCCCCGACAGAAAGGGAAAGAAAATGAAAACAAAGTATCAGCCGCTCAAAAATCCAACTGCCTACCGACTTGAAGTAATCATCAGAACGTGCGAATCCGTAGAAGGTTTGGGCATGATAAGGGGAATTATTCAAACGCTGCTCGTTTGCAATAGAATAACCGTAGAGGACCGCGATTATCTGGGAATCCTTGCTTGTGATATTATCAAGGCAAAGCGCGAAAACAAATAATTGATAACTCAGGAGGAGCATAGACCAACGCGACGGACGGAATTACAGCTGACCTAACGGCTATACGGGGAGAAAAGGAACAATATGTTGTACTACACCGTGAAGCAGGAGATGTCCCCATACTGGGAGAGGACGATTGCAAAGTTTGACAGATTCGAGGAAGCCGACAAGTACGCGCGGAAAGAATCACGATTTTCCGCAAGCCGATATTCCATCTACAAAAACAACCGCACAGGAGAACATTTTGAAGCAATGTATATCGCAGGGATGTGTGCAATAATGTAATGCCGGATAGGAGGGCAAGATGGAAGTAACGCTGACGAAGGAAGAATACAGAGAGCTTAAAAAGCATGGTCGCCTTGAAAAAGATGGTTGCGTGTACAGCCACCTTGCAAAGCTGAACGGCGAAACGCTCGCAATCTGCGAAAGAGCAAACGATATGGACTACATCGTCGAGGTGAAGCGTGAAAAGTAACGGCTTGCAAAATCAATCATCCTATGCTACAATACCTCCGAAAGGGGTTGTAGCAATGCGGAAAGAATACTACCAAGGCGCGGCATCCGTCCGCGCAACGCAAAAGTACAAGGAAAAAATCGGGATGCAGAAGATAACCATTGAGGTGCAAGCTGGAAGCCGCGAAGCACTTAACGCAGAAGCCAAGAGCCGGGGGGTATCCGCAACGCAGCTGATTGTGGATGCGGTGAACGCCTACATCGGGCGTGAGATAATTACAAGCAAAAAAAAATAATAGCATGGGGCGCATCCGCTGGGGTGCGCCTTTTTTGTTGCTCAAAAAAGTTTGCAAAAAAATCTCGAAAAAATGTGATTTACCCCTTGACATATACGGCAGTATATGCTATAATAATAGTGTCAGGAGGGCGGTACAAAAAATAAAGCCCCCGACAGAAAGGGAAAGACAATGACTGATAAAGCAAAAAGCGCGGCGCTGTTTGAACAGCACCGCCAAATGACCAAGGCGTGGGAAGCGCAAATGGACGTACTCGCCAAAGAAGAAAGCATCACCGACGAGGAATACGAACAGAAGCTCATGGAGCTTTACAAGCAACACAAAGAAAAAGCGGATGCGGTTTGGCTGAAAGCGTTCGCACTGCGATTTCCGAAGCGCAAGGGCTGGTTCGCGGAAGTTTTCGCGCCTTCGTTCGGGATTTGCGAAAACAAGAAACTTTCGCCGAAGCAAACACAAGTGTTCGTCGACTACTGCATCAGTGATGCGGATACATGGCGGAATGGCAATACGTACTGCCGGTTTGGCGACAAGCTGGTAACGCTCACTCGCCCGCGTTACGCAAATGGATGCGGGTACGTTACAATAAGGCAACTGTAAATGAATGGAGGGGAAAACACAGTGATGCTGACGCTGACGAAGGAAGAATACAGAGAGCTTAAAAAGCATGGTCGCCTTGAAAAAGATGGTTGCGTGTACAGCCACCTTGCAAAGCTGAACGGCGAAACGCTCGCAATCTGCGAAAGAGCAAACGATATGGACTACATCGTCGAGGTGAAGCGTGAAAAGTAACGGCTTGCAAAATCAATCATCCTATGCTACAATACCTCCGAAAGGGGTTGTAGCAATGCGGAAAGAATACTACCAAGGCGCGGCATCCGTCCGCGCAACGCAAAAGTACAAGGAAAAAATCGGGATGCAGAAGATAACCATTGAGGTGCAAGCTGGAAGCCGCGAAGCACTTAACGCAGAAGCCAAGAGCCGGGGGGTATCCGCAACGCAGCTGATTGTGGATGCGGTGAACGCCTACATCGGGCGTGAGATAATTACAAGCAAAAAAAAATAATAGCATGGGGCGCATCCGCTGGGGTGCGCCTTTTTTGTTGCTCAAAAAAGTTTGCAAAAAAATCTCGAAAAAATGTGATTTACCCCTTGACATATACGGCAGTATATGCTATAATAATAGTGTCAGGAGGGCGGTACAAAAAATAAAGCCCCCGACAGAAAGGGAAAGAATTATGAAGTTCGGGAGCATCAAGAAGGGCATCCGCATCACCGAGAAGATGGCGCAGAAGCTGGCTATCAACTGGTACTACGAAACGAAGAAATACTGCTACGAGTTGCAGTACGGGGACGAAACGATGGATGGCGACTACGAGCGTAGCATCGTTCGCTGGAAGAAAGGCGAAGAGTACAAGCCTTCCGAAGTCGTTGCAACGTTGGCGTGAACAGGAAGGAGGAGCAAGCAACATGTCAAACGAAGAAATCATCGTCAAGTCCGCCATCAGCGCGGGCATCTTCTCCGAAGAGGAAGCAGCTGCTTACATCATGAACGGGTTGCGCCTCCCGATTCACACCTTCTCCGAGTGGAAGAACCTCGGTTGCATGGTCAAGAAGGGCGAACACGCCGCGCTGACCGTGAGCATCTGGAAGCCCAAGACGCGCAAGAAGAAGGACGAAAAGAACGTGGAAGCGGACAAGGAGGAAAACAGCGGGTTCTTCCTCACGACCGCCTACTTGTTCACCAAGCAGCAGGTGGAAGCAATCAAGCCCGCCTAATCGCAACAGAATGCCGCCTGAGAGCCGCCGGAGCAATCAGGCGGCATTGCTGGCAATGGCAAAGGACAAAAACATATAGAAATAAAAAAATGAGAGTTATGAGAGTAATTCCCGTGCTATAATGTAAAATGTAAAAGCAGCAAGAGAGTGAAAGGAGATGGCGCGCGAATGTATGACCGACTTAGCTACAAAAGCGGGGCAGAGCTTTGTGAGCAAATGGCGCAAGAATGCGATACTGCGATTCTGGCGTTTTCCACCGGGAAGGATAGCATTGCCGCATGGTTACAAATGCGGCGCTATTTCAGAAAAATCGTACCTTATTATTGCTATGTTGTCCCCGGACTGTCGTTTGTTGAAGATAGCCTCAAATACTACGAAGATGTCTTCCAGACGAGGATTTATAGGTTACCACATAGAAGCCTGTATCGCTTTATGCGCTGTATGGTTTTTCAGCCTCCGGAGCATGTGACAAAAATCGAAGCACTTAACCTTCCGGGCGAAGAGTATGATGACTTTATGGTAGGAGAGCTTGTCCGTCAGTGCGGGCATCTTCCACCTGCTGCTTATGTCGGGACAGGCATCCGAATGGCGGATAGTCCGATGCGTAGAATTGGCATAATGACGCATGGAGCAATAAACCACAATCAGAAGAAGTTTTATCCGGTGTATGACTGGAAAAAAGAAGACCTGATTCGAGAGATTGACCGTGCGTGCGTGAAATTACCGATAGATTACCATATGTTTGGCAGAACATTTGACGGTTTGGACTACAGGTTTTTGAAGCCAATTAAGGAGCATTTCCCCGAAGATTACAAGCGAATTTTGGAATGGTATCCGCTTGCGGAACTTGAATTTTTTAGGAGGGGTGAACGAGATGGGGTATTGGGACAAGAAGAACGCGGCTAACAAGGTACAAGAAGAAAGCCAGCAAGAAGAAGACACTTTGGAGAACTTGGAGAAGGAAACACTTGAAGAAATCGGAGACGTGGAAAAATCATTCCGGGAGCGCATGAATGCCGAAAGTAAGCGCTTTCGCGATATGTGCGATACCGAATATTGGTTCTGCGTGTGTTTCACATCGCGGGAGCAGAAGGAAGAGTTCTTGAAAAAAATCGGGATGGAAACAGACGTGAAGTACATCGACGGGAAGGACATGGCGCGAGCATACCGAAAGGCAATCAAGACGCCAGACCTCGATTTTGCGAAGGTCAAGCCGTATGACAAAGAATATTGTAACCGTGCGCGTGATTTGTAAGCCGCGCACGGTTTACTATTGCAACAATGAAAGGAGGTGAAAAGCATGACTGCTATTCAGCGCCGCATCAATGCGGTTACTGGCGTTTCCGGCAGAGGGTCGCGTTCGCAAGCATCTCGTCGCGTCCGGAGCGCTATGCTTGCTCGTGCATCCAATACCTGATGCACAATAAGAGCAGGAGGTGAGAGAGATGGCAAGGCGCAGATACAGCAACGTTGCGGGTGGCGTGCAATTGTCCATGTTTGACATTATGACAAATGCAAGCAATGGGCGAACGCGCAGGACGTCGGCAAGCAAACTGTCTGCAAGAGCATCGAACACCTAAACACAACAAAGGGGATTCCGCGCATTTACGGAATCCCCTTTGTTGTACAGAAAAACAAGCAATATCGCGAAAGGTTGTGAGTCACGGTGGCGGGGAAAAGAGGGCGACCGAAACTTAATGTTGACCTTGAAGAAGTTCGCGAGCTTGCCGCCGAAGGCAACACAGCCGAACAGATAGCAAGAGCGCTTGGATTCAATAAAAAGACACTTTTTTTGAGAAAGGACGTACATGAAGCATTTGCCGCTGGTCAAGCGGACTTATGCACGAATTTGCGGCACTGGCAATTGGAATGCGCCAAAAGCGGGAACGTGTCAATGCTCATATGGCTTGGTAGGCAGTATTTAGGGCAGAAAGACCACCCGGAACTTTACGAGCAAGGGCAATTGAGTAAAGTTGACGAAATCATGAAGCATCTCGATGAGGTGGCGGACAAGTGAACAATTGCATTGAATTGACGCCAAAACAAAATGAATATCGGCGCTGTGCGGTAAAGACTTGGAACGTCAAGGTTGGAGCGACAAGAAGCGGAAAAACATACGGTGACTACTGGCTAATCCCAAAAAGAATCAGGGAAGTTCGCGGACTTGAGGGATTATATGTGATTCTCGGCAACACGAAAGGAACGTTGCAACGGAATGTAATCGAACCTATGCAGATGATATGGGGTGCTGAACTCGTTGGCGATATTGGAGCGGACAATACGGCTCAAATATTTGGCGAAAAAGTGTATTGTCTTGGTGCAGATAATGTGAAGCACGTCAATAGACTGCGAGGGGCAAGCGTAAAATATTGCTACGGTGATGAAGTTGTGACATGGAACCCTGACGTATTCAGCATGTTAAAAAGCCGTCTTGACAAAGCTTATAGCAGATGCGATTTGACGTGCAATCCGGAGGGACCAACACACTGGTTCAAGCGTGAACTGGACAAGGCTGGCGAGGATTGGTATATACAGACGTACACTCTCGACGACAACCCGAAACTTGATGAAGCGGTCAAGAAACGCATGAAGCGAGATTTTTCCGGGACTGTTTTTTATCAACGCTATATTTTGGGATTGTGGGCGGCTTCCGAAGGTGCGCTCTTCACGACAATGCCCGAATATTGCAATCAGACGGAAAAGCTGCGGGACGGCATCGCGCACGTTGATGCTGCCTATGGCGGCGAGGACTACACCGCGCTGACGTGCGCCAAGAGGGACGGCGACACGCTGTATTTGTACGGGCGTTTGTGGCGCAAGCACGTTGACACGCTGATGGACGCGCTGCAATCGGAGACGGAGCGCCTAATGTGCGCCCCGATTTACTGCGAGACAAACGGCGACAAGGGTTATTTGGCGAGGGAATTGCGCCGCCGCAATATGGCGGTACGCGCATACCCGGAAAAAATGAACAAGTACCTCAAAATCAGCACGTACCTAAAAAAATGGTGGGGAAATATCGTGTTTTTGGAAGGCACAGACAGAGACTATATCGCGCAGATTATGGACTACACCGAGGACGCGGAGCACGACGATGCGCCGGACAGCGCCGCGTGCTGCTGCCGGATTCTCGACAGGAGCGGCGCGAGCTTATATGTTGGGGGGTGATACAGATGTTCACAAAAATTACATGGCAGGACTGGCAGAACGAGCCGGACAAGGGAAAGGCAACGCTGGCGGTTATTGGTGCATACAAACGCAGCGAGGACTTCGACAAAGCTGGAATCGCGCAACGATACTACGAAGCGCAGAACGACACAGTTTCCGCGAAAGTCGTGCTGCGAGCCACCACATCAGAATCTGAACAAAAAACCGCCGACGGGAAAACAGTAAAGAAGAAGGGGACGGCGACGGAAGCAGTCCCCGGACAGCGCATTTACAGCGACTTTTTCCGCCGCTTTACAATGCAGCAGGCTAATTATCTGCTTGGCAATGGCGTGGAGCTTGAAGACGATGCAATGAAGGGCAAGCTGGGAATCGGGTTCGACACGACGCTTGCAAAAATCGGGCTGTATGCGCTGGTGCATGGAGTTTGTTGGGGATACTGGAACCTCGACCACGTTGAGATACTGCGAGCGTACACGGATAAAAACAGCGGATTTGTGGCGCTGCTTGACGAGCTGACGGGCGAACCGATGGTTGGTGTGCAGTTCTGGCAGATTGGCGACGACAAGCCGCTGATGGCGCGTGTTTTTGAGCCGGACGGCGTGACGGTCTACAAAACGCGCGAAAATGCCTCTGATTTGGAGGTAGCGCAGGAGAAACGCGCCTACAAGCGCACATACGCGAGGGACATCACAGGCGAGCGCCTTGTGTCCGAGGAGAATTATAGCGCATTGCCTATTGTGCCGCTGTACGCAAACGATAAGAAGCAGACGGAGCTGACGCTTGCAATCCGTTCCAAAATCGACTTGTATGACATCGTTCTTTCCGACTTTGGAAACAATCTGGAAAAGGCGAACGATGTTTACTGGGTGCTGAATAATTTCGGGGGCAACTTCGACGAGGTTGCGCTGATGCTGGAACAGATTCACCGCCTGAAAGCAATCGCAAACATTTCCGACGGCACGTCATCCAGCACAGTAACGCCGGAAACGTTTGAAGTCCCGTATGCCGCGCGCCAAACCGCACTGGAACTGCTGGAACGGCAGCTATACCGCGATTATATGGCGCTGGATGTGTCGGAGCTGACTGGCGGCAGCCTGACGAATGTTGCAATTCGGGCAAGCATGGCGAATCTGGACTTGAAGGCGAACGCCTACGAATGGCAGTGCTTTGAGTTCGTGCAGAAACTGCTGCGGATTCTGGGCATTGAGACGGAAACAATCCGCTTCAAGCGTCAGACAATCGCCAACGAGAGCGAAATCATCCAAAACATCTACACCGCGCAGGGGGATTTGGACAAGGAGACGCGATTGAAGCTGAACCCGATGATTCTGTCGGAGGAAATTGACGAAATCATGAAGCGCGGGGAGGAAGAATCGCTTTTGGGCATCCGCATGGCGCAACAGGCGATGCAGAAGACAGGCGAGGAGGAAGAAGATGCTGTATCTGATGGTGATTCTTCAAGTGCTGGCGGCGAATAACGTCGTCGTTCCGGACTGGCTTTTGTGCATCGGCTGGTGGCTGGTGGCGGTTCGACTTATCTTGCGCATCCTGATTGCATTTTTTGACGCTGGGGAGACGGGCAAGCCGTGACGGACGTGGAGCGCAACGACTTGCGCGAAGCCGCGCTGCAAATGCGCATAAAGGAGATGTACCAAGAGGCACTTGACATCGCCACGGAGCGCTTGAAAGACTTCTTGCAAAAAAAGCAACAAGTGGACGATGGCAAGATAAAGCCGCCTGCATACTACGATACGCCGGAAAAGGTGGAGCAGTGGAAAGCCGGTTTTGTCCGGGAACTCATCCGCCAATATCGCGTTGAAGAAGTCATTATGGAGGAAATCTGCAAGGCAGGCAGCAAAGCAACCGACGACATCCGGAACACGATGGGCGACGTGTACGCCGATAGCTTAGGCGAAGCGCAAACCGTCATCGAGGCGCAAGCAGACCGCGCGGGTGTAAAGGTGTCGTTCGCGCAGCCCAACAAACGCGAAATCAAAGCGATTTTCGCCGCGAACGAAACAGCATTCACGAAGCTGGCGTACAAGAATCTGGGGCAGAACACCGAAATTCGCCACAAGCTGCAAAACGCGCTGGCGCTGTCATCCACGCTGGGCGAGGACAGGAAGAAACTGATGAACCGCATCAGCGACATCACAGGACAGAGCGAGTGGCAAGCGCGGAGAGTAGCGCAGACGGAACGGACGCGCTCACAGAGCCAAGCGAGTTATGCCGCATCGCAGGAAGCAGCAGACCAAGGCGTAACGGTCTACAACAAGTGGTTCTGCCGCTTCCAGAATAGCCGTGAAGCGCATATGGCGCGACATGGAAAGATGGCGAAGCAAGGCGAATGCTTTCCGAACAGCAATATCCGCTTTCCTGGCGACCCGAACGGCAGCGCAGCGGAAACAATCAATTGCTACTGCATGATTATGCCGAAAGTCATCCTATCCACCGAGTATGTGGACGAAGACGGCAACATCCGAAAGAAGGAAAAGAAATGAGCGGGTTCGTAGACCACACGCCGGAAATCAATCAGAAGCTGGAACAGGCAATGTTTGTCGGGCTTTTGGCGGTTGCACAAGAATCCGTCGGCATGGTGCGCGAGAAGATGGTGACAGGCTATGAGCATAAGGTCTACGACACGGGCAACCTTGCACGAAGCATCACCGCCGACATCGACCCGGATAACAACGAAGTAACCATCGGCACAAACGTCGAGTACGCGCATTATGTGCACGACGGGCACGCGGGACACGCTGTTTTCTTTCCCAAGCTGGGCGACAAAGGCGAGTTCCGCGTCATGCCGGGAGGATACACCCCCGGCAGACCGTTCATGACGGACACGTTCGCAGATTCCGCAAACGCAGGACGTCTTGTGGACATCATGGCGGACGTAATCAAACAGAATATGGACTAATAACAGCAATATCAGCGCATGGCAAAGCACCGCCGTGCGCTGTTTGCATATACGCGGAAAGGCAAAGCACCGCCTAACCGCAAACAATCAAAGGCGCAAAGCATCGCGCCCCGAAGCAAAGGAGATTGAATCATGAACATCCTCACCCGGAAGAACCTGAAAGCCCTGAATGTGCCTGATGAAGCGATTGACGCGATTGTGGAAGCCCACAGCGACGCAATCAACGACATCAAGGCGGAGCGTGACAAATACGCGGAACAGGCGAAGCAGATTGCAGCGCTGACCACGGAGCGCGACACGCTCAAGCAGCAGCTTGCCGACGCGAAGAAGAGCGGCGGCGACGCGCAGAAGATTCAGGAGGCGTTCGACGCCTACAAGCAGCAGGTGGAAACGGAAAAGAAAACTGCGACGCTGACAACCGCCGCAAGAAAGCTGCTGACCAGCAAGGGGATGCAGGAGAAACTTGCAGACCTCGTGATGGCAAAGCGCGGACTGGACGGAATCGAACTCGACGACAAGGGCGCAATCAAGGACGGCGACAAGCTGATTGACGCGCTCAAGGGCGAGTATGGCGACCTTTTCTCCACGCAGCAGCAGCAGGGGACACCTACCACAACCCCGCCGAGCGGCGGCAATGCCACGCACGGCAGCGGACGCGCCGCAGCACTGGCGGCGAAGTACGCGCAAGATATGTATGGCGCAGTTGCGCCGGAAGGAGCAAATAAATGAGCTTTACCAGCAAGGCAACCGGGACTGTTTACCAGCCCGGTTATTTTCTTGAGAACGCGGAAGACGCAATCCGCGAAACCAAGCAGATTAAGCAGTCTGGCGCTACCACCGCCGAAAACGGCGCGAAGTACGTCAAGATGGGGACTGTTTACCCCGCGAATGACGGCACTGCCGTCGGCATCGTGTACGAGGACGTGGACGTTACAAGCGGCGATATGCCTGGCAGCGTCGTGACGCGCGGCACGGTTTACGAGAGCCGTCTCCCCGTCGCAATCAACAGCACCGCCAAGAGCGCGCTGACGGCAAAGGGCTTCTACTTCATCGCCGCCGAAGCCACGACGGTTCGCCCGTACTGACGAAAGGAGAATACTATGCAGATTCCATCTTTTGAGAACAATATTTTCGGTCTTATCCCCAAAGAAGAGTGGCTGGACGTTGGCTTCAACGTCACCCGCCCGAACGACCCGGTTGACGCGCTGTTTCCCGACGAATACAGTGAAAATCTCGTGGCTAAGTGGCAGGAGATTGCCAACCAGTACCAGCTTCCCGTGATGGCTGACTTCCACAGCTTCGACAGCCGGACGAACATCGCCACCCGCATCCCCGTCGATACGCACAGCATCGAGAAGGGACTGATTAAAGTAAAGATTAACCAGTCCGAGCGTATGCGTGCGCTGCTGCGTTCCGGCGTGCAGAATGACGCTATGTATGACTACGTTATCCGTGACGGCATCATGCTCGCCGACCAAGTTGTTACGCGAACCAAGGTTGCGAAGAACGAGGTTCTGGCAACCGGCAAGATGACCATCAAGGAGAACGACCTCGACCTGACTATCGACTATGGCGTGAAGCCGGAACAGACGGAATTCACGTTCGATTTCAGCGAGGACGCGGACATCCCGGCACAGATTCAGTTTGTGTCTGACACCGCGCAGGAAGCGGGAACAACGGTTGACACCATCGTTACAAGTCGCAAAGTGCGGAATCAGATGCGTGCAAACCGTGCAATCCAGAAGCGCATCAACGGCACGTTGAGCGAGGGCGCATATGTGAGCAACGCCGCGCTGGATACGTTCCTTTCCACGGAGTACGGCATCAACCGCGTTATCACTAACGATTTGCAGTACGCCATTGATGGCGGCATCGGCGCGGACGGGCGACCGATTCGCACGACCAAGCGCTATTTCCCGCAGAACAAGATGACGTTCCTGGGCACGGGCAGCGCCATGACGCGCATCGGCGCGGGCTTGTGGGGACAGACCCCGGAAGAAACGGTCAACACCGCGAACACCGGGCTTAACGTCAACCAGTCCGGTCAGCACCGCTATGTCATGGTTTCGCAGTGGGTGGAGAACGACCCCGTTGTTCTTTGGACGCGGGCATCCGGCTTGTTTATGCCGGTTATTTTCAATCCGCAGAGCATTTGGATTGCTACCATCACAGACGCGGCGACGGGTCAGTTGACGGTTTCCTCTGCCGCTGGCACGGGCAAGGGCAACACGAAGCTGACTGTCAGCCCCGCAAAGGAATCCAGCTCCAACCTGTACAAGGTGAAGGCTGGCACGACCGCGCCGTCTGCGACCTATGGGCAGAATGTGCGGACTTGGAGCAACTGGGACGGCACGTCTGACCTTGCCATTGCTACCGGGCAGAAGGTGACGGTTGCGGAATGCACCAGCGACTACCGCGTGATTCGCTCCGGCAGCGCGACGGTGACGGCAGCGACCTAATAAGAGAGGTGGAAACATGGCTGTGATGCTGGAAATGGCAATGCGCGAGTGTAACAACTTTTTTGAGCGCTGCAAGTACGCGGGAGAGATTCGCATCGCGGGCGGTAAAATCGTTCCTGATGTAGGTTCGCCCTATGTGTACATCAGCGGAAGCGCGCGGAACGACGGCGTTCACAGCCTTGTTTCTGGCGCAATGGAGGACGCAGACGGGGAAGAAACTTTCGACGGCACGTTGTGGTTTCTTTACCCGCCGCGCCCGTTTGTCGAAATTGCAAAAGAATGCGCGGAGTACGAAACGAAAAACCCGACGGGGGCATACACCTCGGAATCGTTCGGGCATTACAGCTATTCGCGCGCAACCGGGAGCAACGGCGTTGTGACGTGGCAAGCGGCATTCGCGGATAAACTGCGACCGTATCGCCATATGTACACGGAGGTGGGCTGATGGCGTGGAGTGATTTTCTGGATGACGCTTGCATTGTCGACAAGCGCACGGAATCCGACGGCATGGGCGGCATCGTTGTCACATGGACAGACGGCGCGCCGTTCCGCGCCGGATTCATCCGCAACAGCAGCACGGAAGCCATGATTGCATATCAGAGCGGCATCCGCGAACTGTTTACCATCGTATTTTCTGATATGCTGGAATTGCTTCCGAACGACCGCGTGAAGCGGATTTCCGACGGCAAAGTCTTCCGCATCACGTCGGACGCGCGGGACATGACAACGCCCAAGCAGAGCGATATGCACTTCCGAGAGGCTGACGCGGAGGTGGTGACGGCGTGATTGACTTGCAGCGGAAACTATACAAGTTTTGGAACAGTTTCACCTACGAGGGCAAGCCAATTCCCGCGTATGTTGAGGACGCAGTGCCGGAGGAGGCGTCTTTTCCCTATTTCGCGTTTCAGTTACAAGAAGGGGACGCATTCGGAAAGTCCGCAATGATTTGCACGCTGTGCTGCCAGGCAGAAAACGGAAGCAACGTAAACTTGCAGCGCGCAGCAATCCTCGACGAGGTTCGCCGCGCCATTCCGCCGGAGGGGACGGCAATCTACTGCGACGATGGCTTTATCACCCTGTACCGCAACAATAGCAACTTTTTCCGCCTTGAAGTGGACACAACGCTCAAAAGCGTCTGCTATGGACGGATTTATTACGAAATCGTGACTTACTACACCTAACAGGAGGTAACAAAATGACGACTGGTCTTCGGGCAAGCACCTTTGAGAACTTGCAGCTCAATGCCGGGATGTTTCTCGCCAATTTTGACTATTCCACCGCCACGGACGCGGCGACGCTGGGCGCGCTGCTGAAAACGGAGCGCGAAAAGACAAGCGGCTCTGCGCTGATTGGCGCAACGCGCGGCGGCGGCACGTTCGTCTGCACGCCTAACACGCGCAGCATCGAGGCGGACGGCAAGCGCGAGGAATGGAAAGGCAGCAGCGTCAATGATGGCTGGACTATCAAGCTGACGACTACCCTGCTTGAAATCAATGCCGACAACCTTAAGCGGTCTTTCGGCACTGCCGACGTGACGGACACGGAGAAGAAGCACACCATTAAGATTCGCACTGACATCAAGGACGCGGACTATATTGATAGCCTCGTCTGGGTGGGCGACACCTCGAAGGGCTATGTGCTGATTGCCATCAAAAACGCGCTGAACACGGCGGGCGCAACGCTGACGTGGACGGACAAGGGCGAGGGCACTATTCCGGTGGAGTTTACCGCGCATCAGGACGGTCTGGAAACCGACGGATATGCACCTTGCGAGGTTATTTTCTTCGACCCCGCCGCCTAACAACACGCGGCAGGGTTCGCGCCCTGCCGCACTTTCGTGAATTTTGAGGAGGAAAACGCATGAATACCGCAACCGCATTTGAGCAGATGGCGAACGCCATTCCCTATATCGACAAACTGGTCAACAGCAAGGAAATGAAAGCCTTTGTGGAAGAAAAGAGCAAGGGCGACGTTGTCGGACGCGACATCCTGATGAAGATGCTGCCGATTCTGTACGCAAAGCATCCCAGGGAAACGATGGGGATTCTCGGCGCGATGCACGGAAAGACGGCGGAGGAAGTCGCAGAAATGGACTTCACCGAAACCGCCGCCATGATGGACAAGGACACGCTCGATTCGCTGTTTGCTTTTTTTACCTTTGCGCTTCGTCTGGGGTGCATCATGTAATCCCTGTGCTGTACAAATACCGCCCGCAAAACGTGCACGCGCTTGGGGTGCTTCTGGCGCACGAAACGCAGGAGGAAGCAAAGCGTTGCTATATGGCTAATATGGCGTGGATGACGGTGCTTGCTATTTCGTCGTTCGGCGGCGCGAATCTGGAAATCCCGTCATACAGCGACGTTTTCAGCGCAGAGAAGCACGAAACAAAGCAAAAAACAGCAGAGGAAATCTGCGACGATATTATAAACGGACTAATGGCGAGGGGAGGTGCAGAAGATGGCGGAAGCATTTGAGTTGTACGCAAGTTTTAAGATTGATACAAGCGGATACACGCAGGAACTGAATAAAATCCGGCAGGAAATGCAGCAGTTTCAGCAGGAACTAAACAGCTTTGCTGTGCACCCGACGTTTGACGCTGGACGTTTTCGCGCGGAATTGCAGCAAGCACAGCAGCAGTCCACGCAAGCGACGGAAGAAATCCAGCGTTTGCAGCAGCAAATCCAGTCTTTGCAGCAAGCCGCAGACGGCGGCGATTCTGGCGGTTCGGGCGGCGGAGTGCTGAGCGGATTTTTGAGCCAACTCGATGTTATTGGCGATATTGCAAGCGGGCAGTTCCTTGCCAACATGGCAGTAAACGGCATCAATAGCATTATCGACGGCATCACGGGTTCAATTGATGAATCAATCGGGCTTGCGTCCGACCTTGTGGAGACGCAGAACGTTGTGGACGTGACGTTTGAGGATTCCGCGTCCACCATCAACAAGTGGGCGCAGGAGGCGCTGAACGCCTACGGCATCACGGAAACAAAGGCGAAACAGTATTCGTCCACGCTGGGCGCTATGCTCAAATCGATGGGCATCGCGGATGACCAAGTGCTGCAAATGTCTATGGATATGGCGGGGCTGGCGGCGGATATGGCGTCGTTCTACAACCTCGACCACGACACGGCATTTGAGAAAATCCGCTCCGGCATCTCCGGGGAAACCGAACCGTTGAAGGCGCTCGGCATCAATATGTCCGTTGCGAACCTAAACGCCTTTGCCCTCGAAAAGGGCATGAATAAGGCGTTTGATAAAATGTCGCAGGCGGAACAGGCGACGTTGCGCTATCAGTATCTTCTTGAAGCCACGAAGGATGCGCAGGGCGACTTTGCGCGAACCGGGGACAGCTTCTCGAATGAAATGCGCAAGCTGCAAACCAACCTCGACCGCATCAAGACGGAGTTCGGCAAGGGTCTGCTGGGCGTTGTAACGCCCGCGATTTCGCTGCTCAACAACGTGCTGTCGGATAAATCGTACCAGTACACGACAGCCGAAAAAATCATGCAAGAGCGGGACGAATCAATATACGACGCAAAGGCGACCTATGCGCAGTCGCTCACAATCGTTAATTCCATGCGCAACATGGAGCAGGAGAGCGGCGAAGCTGTAAAGGCAACGAAAGCGTGGCAGGAAGCCCTCGAAAACCTTAAAAACGTTATGCCGGGACTTTCGCAATACGTTGATTTAACCTCTGACGCCATTATGGGCAACACAGAAAGAATTAAACAGTATGTTGATACCGTGAATGGCGTGTCGCTGTATGGTGCACATGATACCGCCGTTACCGATGCACAAGCAGCAGTTGATGAAACGGAAAAACAGCTCGAATCCCTATATGCACGCAGAGATTATCTAAACTCGCTAATTGTGGGGTCTAATACTGAAGAAGTAAAAGCTGCATATCAGGATGCGGCAGAAAGCGCCTATTCGTCATTTGTGAGCACCATGTCTGATATCAGCGACTATACATTCGCCGATACTTTGGAAGGGTTTATGCGCGAAGCACCTGATGGGAGTTCGCAGTACAACGACATCATCAGAGCGCGTAATGGCTTCTATTCCGAATTTCATCATACGTTTACCGACTTGCAAGAAGATGCGTGGGAAATGCTCACAGACGCGATGAATCTGCAATCCTCCGATAGCAGCGCCGCCGCCGGAGAGTTGGAAGACGTCAATAGGCAAATCGAAGAAACTAACGATAAACTGAGCGAGAATCAGACCGCGCTTGCAAGGGCAACAGCGGAATGGGAAGCGTACAAACGTGCACACCCGGAAGCCGAAAAACAGGTAAAATTCAACGAAGCCATCGAGGACGAGAAGAAAGCCCTCGAAGACCTTAAGACCGCGCTGAAAGACGTTGACACCTACAGCGCGGACACGCTGAAAAAGGCGCAGGAAGCCTACAAGGGCGTTGCGTCGGGAATGGGCTACATGGTAACGCACACGCAGGAGGAAATGAAGAAGCTCCTCGATACCGATTACAGCAAGGAAAATGTGCTTAGTTGGTACGGCACGAATGCGGATGCGCTACACGCCTACAATGATGCTTTGCAGCAAGCCGAAGCGGCTGGCGTTGACGTTGGCATTTTGTCAGGGCTTACTACATACTCCCGCGATAACGATGCGTACCTTTCGCGTCTGCTGAACCTAACGCCGGAAGAAATCAAGCAGCTAAATGCAGACTACCAGCGCGCCCGCGACGAAGAAAACGCGATGGCGGAAACCAAAACGCGGTATACGCTGGCGGACGATGAGACGTATCAGGCGATGCTGGAAACCGTGCAAAAGTCGCTCGAAGCGTTTGAGCAAAAGGACGCAATCGCGGCATACATGGCGGAAAATAACAGCGCGGTTTTGGCTGGCATCGACGACATGAAGCAGACACTCGTAAAAGAGATTCCGCAAATTAACGCGTTGCTCAAAATCCTTGGATTTAACAACAAAATCGAAACCAAAATCCATGAATGGACAACAGACTTTTCTCAAAATGAAACGCCATACGACTTCTTGGGTGATATTTCCACAGGAAAGGGGCGCGCTGCGAATGCACCGCTTGCAGTCGGCGGGCATCTGATGGAATACTGGGCGCCAAATCCAAAAACGAATCCGCAGGAGCTTGCCGACGTTCTTGCTGCCCTCGAAGCGAAGCAGAAAGAGAATCAGAAAGTGCGCGAAGGAAACGGCTACTGGGACAAGGTACAGGAAGCAGCAGATAAAGCATACGAAAACAGAAAGCAAGTAGCGAAAAATTTGACGTTTATTCGCGAGATGCACACAACGTTTGAAACGATGCAGGAAAACTACCTAACCGCACTCAAAGAAAGAAAAGCTCCGAACATCACCAACAATGAAGATGGGGTGCTTTGGGTGCGCATCGAGAATCCAGCAGATGTTGCAAAAGCTGTTTCCGGGCTTCCTCCAACGACAATCCAGAATAATTTTTCCGTTGACGGGAAGATGATTGCGACAGCGATTGCGCCACATGTCAACTCCGCAATAGGCGGGACAATTCGCTCTAACCTGATGTTTAAGAAGTGGGGTGATTGATAATGCTTACGCGTTATCGCGCGTGGATGGGAGAAGAAGCGCTGGAAGACCTCGACCCATCCATCATCATCATCGACATTTCGGAGGATGCTCCACAGGAAGCCGTAACAACCGAAGCACGCCCCGGCGGGGGGATGTACCTCACCGGGCAGCTTCGGCAGTCCATCACGGTAACAATCGCCGTGGAAATCCACGAAGCAAACACCATCCACAGGCAGCTTGTCCTCGGTAAAATCATGCGCTGGGGCAGCGGTGGTCAGTACCTGCACACGTCATACCGCCCGGAACAACGGTTGTACATCGACAGCATCGAGGCGGCGAGTGTTTCCGCGCTCAAGTGGACGGACACGCTGGCAATCAAGCTGACGGCATATCAGCGGCCGTGGTGGGAGGAAGCAACTGTTTCCAAAATGGAAACAGTTGAAGCAAGCAAAAGTGGCATCCTGACGGTTTACAATCGCGGGGACGTGGCGTGTCCGCTTGAAGCGGTTTTTGTGGCAATCGACCCGCTGACAAACGTTGCAATCAGTTGCGGAAGCGAAAAAATCGTGCTGACGAATATCAGCGTGAAAACGGGCGAGGAAATCCGAATAGCACACGACGACAACGGCATCCAGCAAATCACGGCAGCGGGGACATCCGCGATGGGCAACCGAAACGGACAGTCTGCCGATGAAATCACGCTAAAGCCCGGAATTAACAAGGTGTCGTTTAGCGGCGACGGGCTTTTGTCGCTGACGGTCACGGCGAGGGGGCGGAAATATTAACTACAAAGCATATGGCACACCGCAGGAAGTAACCTTAACGTCCAAAATAAAATGTCGTGTTGTGGTAAACCCTAATGTGGAAAATCCAACTGGTTGGGATATAGAGAAAGGCTATCCAACAATCGGTAGGAAAAAGGTTACTTTTCCGGTTGTTCTTCCAGCCGACGCAGTAATCACATCCGCACGAGTACACGCAGATTTTCGGCGCGACCTTTGGGGCAATCAACAAAAACAAGACGTAAACGACGTCCATGTTGACGAGGCTGGATTTTCGTCCATCACGCTTCCAGACGGAGCAAGTACAACATCGTTTGTTGCAATACTCTCTTTCCAAATGTGGAAAAAGATTTACACAGACAGCGACGAACGAACGTTTAACGTAGACGTCCGCGACATCTACCTCACAATCGACTATGTTTCCGGCATCATCCCCGACCCAGACGCAAGCAAGGCATACACCAACAATGTGCGTTTGCCGCGTCTGCTGGACAAAAATCTGCGAGAAATCAAGCGCTTGCGCCCCTCTTCGCTATCTCTATCGCTAACAATCGACGACATTTCTACCGCGAGTATGACGCTCGTTGACGGTACATGGATGGACGTAACGCAGTTTGTGGAGCTGTACCACATCGGCGGCAGCGTCGGCATCTTCCGCTTGCGCTCGGACACGCAGACTTACAGAAATTACGCAACGCAGGAAGTCAACCTCGACCACGCCATTTCTACGCTGATGGACGGGCTTCTGCCGGAGCAGCTCAAAATAGGCAGTGCATCCGTTGACGCGGTTGATGTGCTGGCACAGCTTCTCACCTACCAGCCGGAAACGCGCTGGCAGATGGGGACGTGCGAGTTATCGCAACACCTCACATACGATTTTGACGCGGGGACGAACATCTGGACAGCAATCAACAACGTCAAGAACTTGTCGCCCGCAGAAATGATGTGGCAGTACGACTTTTCCACCCATCCGTGGACGCTCAATCTCGTTAATATGCAAAACACCGTCTCCTGTGAAGCGCGTTTTAACGGCGCGCTAACCAGCGCAACTGTCAGCACCGACCGCGATGACCTTGTGACCCGTATGTACGCATACGGCAAAAACGGCATCACCGTTGGCACGGTAAACGATGGAAAGGACTACATCGACGCGGACACCATCGACGAGTGGGGCATCGTGTGCGGCAAATACTCGGATAACAGCATCACGGACAAGGAGACGCTGCTGGAGAACGCGAAGAAGGAACTGGCGAAAAAGAAGAACCCGCCAATTTCCATCGACGTTTCCCTTGTGGAGCTTTCCGCCATAACAGGCTTGCCGTATGACCATTTCCGGCTGGGGAGCATCTGCCGGGTTGCAATGCCTAAATTCGGGCGCTGCTACGATGAGCGCATTCTGACGCTCAACGCGGACAATGTGCTGCTTGAGCCGCAGAAGGTACAAGTCACCATGTCAACGGAGGGCAAGAGCGTCAGCGGCATCATCGAGGCGCTGGGCGGCAAGAGTGGGCTTATTTCCGCAGGAACGGAATAAAGGAGGACGCATGAATGAGTTAAATTATACTTGCAACTTATCTGCCGGGTTGCGAATGACACCGCTTAAAGCGGCGCTTGTACAAGGCGAAACAAACGCCCACACACTGGAAATCGCGTTTGAGAAGGACGGCGCGCCGTACAGCATGGATTCGGGCGCAACGATTGTCGGCAGCTTTATCAGGCTGGATAGTGTCGCAAGCACGGACGATAACCCGACAATTCTTTTGCAAGGCGCGGTTAGCGACGGCGTGGCATCCGTGACGCTTTCCGCTGCTTGTTACGCTGTTGTTGGGCGTTTCCGCCTGATGGTCACGGCGACGGTCGGCGAGGACACGACGGCTGTCTTGTGGCTTGAGGGGCGCGTCGCGGCGGGGGCAACCGGGACGGTGTTCGACCCGGATAACGTCATCCCCGACATTACAACGGTGCTTGCAAAGGTTGAAGACTGCAAAAACGCAGCGGCAAGCGCGAATGCAGCGGCAGAAAGCGCAACATCCGCAGCACAGCAGTTTCTGGGGAAGTACATTACTGACGAGGAAAAATTGTTGCTGCTGGAACTGCTGCAAATGGCGGCATATCGCTCAAACACCGCCGCGCAAAATTATAACAAGCTATACGCAGCGTGGAAGGACGATGTATCAGCGCTTGAGGCACAGCGCCCGCAAATCGTCAGCGTTGAAGCGGACAAAACGACAATCGCCGTCGGAGAGAACGTGACGTTCACTGTGACGCAGAAGAACGCGGCATCAATCCGTTTCCTTGTGGACGGCGCAGTAAACGAGCGAATCTATGACGTTCAGCAGGAAACGATAACATTCACAAAGCAGCTTCAATTTACCGGGAGCGGAACGCGGATTGTTGCATTCCAGGCAGTTGACGCGAGCAGTAACGTCGGACTGGAATCGGATAGTATCATCATCACAATTAAGGAGGCGGCACAAAATGGCGTGGAATCTAATCCGCAGGAATAACGGCGAGACTATCCACACGGACTATGTTGAGTGGATGTTGGATAACGCCGCCGACATCTCCAATGGCACAGAGCCGGGGAAGTCTGGCAGTATCGGCAGTCTGGCGTACACCGCCGGGTTCGGCTCGATGTGGCAGAAGGACGCGCAGGGCGCGTGGGTGAAATTGGGAGGTGGCAACTAATGGTTGATGCAAGCACGATTGGTGTGATTCAGGCGCTTTACGGCACAGGCGCAAACGGTGGGATTCCAACGGCGCTGGTGACGGACAAGACGCTGGCGCTGGAGAACCGCGCGGCTGACGCGAAAGCTGCTGGCGACGCTATCCGCGCGGTTACGAATACCGCCAACACGCTTTCCGCGCGCGCGAATGTTTTGTCTGGCAGTGTGTCCGGCGCGTCGATTACTGCGACGGATTCTTTCGCCGCGCCTTTTGTCGGGCTGCGTGTCTGCGGCAAAAGCACGCAGGACGGCACGCCGCTCCCGACTGCGCCCGTGCCGATTGTCAGCGCGGGTGACGGCGGAACGGTGGTGGTCACGGTGTCGGACGGCGCGAATAATTCGCAGACGCTGACGCTGCAAACGCCGAATGCGCTGCCGGGCATCCCGGTCACATCCGGCGGGAACTACACGGATGAAAGCGGGCAGCAGTGGGTGTGCGATGAGGTGGATTTGGCGCGCGGGGTGCGCGTGCAGCGCATCACCAAAATCAAGGTGACGTCTTCGCTCAACTGGCAGATGTCTGGACAAAAGGTTGATAGATACTTTGCTTGGTTCGCTGGCACTTCTGCGACAAATGTTCTTTGTACGCACTTTTCCACCACCGTAGGTTCGGAAGTTGTCGGCGGCGCTATCGCAAACCAAAACAACCTCATCGGATTTGCCTATGCGCAAAAAGGCACATCAACACTTGATGAGTTCAAAGCATTCCTCGATGCGAAAGAGGTGTATGTTTGGACATCGCTTGCAACTCCCGTCGAAACCGCCCTTTCCGCTGCTGAAATTGCCGCGTACAAGGCGCTGACCACCTATGCCCCGACGACCGTCATCAGCGTGAGCGGCGGCGCTGGCGCGACGGCAACGTATCAGCGCGACGTGACCATTGTAATCAAAAATCTTGAGGATTCGATTGCATCCATGACACAAAATTAAGGAGGTATCTTTATGGCAATTAACAGCAAAGCTCGGCACGATTTGACGCTGCGCGCAATCAAGCGCGAGATTTCCGCGGGGCGCGATGTGGCATTTTGGCTCGATAAGGCGTACACGCACCTCGACAACGGGCTGCTGACGGAGGATGACATCGCGGAAGTCGAGAAGCTGGCACAGGCGTACTATGATTCGCTGGACGCGGCGGAAAATGAGGGAGAAAACGCAATCTAAGTTGCAATTAAGTTGTAATCAAGTTGCAATCTCGACTTTTAGCACTGCACAAATGCCGAAAAATCGGCATTTTTTAAGTTGCACGCAAGTTGCAAGTTAGTACCAAGTTTTAGGAGGTGTCATCATGCCCAAAATCGCAGTATCCGCCATTCTGGGCGACTTCCAGCGGATGCTTGACGAGCACTGGAAGTATACGGCTGGTGCAGCGGAGGCGGGGAACGTTGACTGCTCCGGCGCGTTTGTGTGGTCATACCGTCAGCACGGACAGAGCATCTACCACGGCAGCAACCGCATCGCGCGGACGGAAATTGTTGAGCTTGTCCCGATTTCTGCCGCAAAGCCCGGAATGGCTGTTTTCAAGTGCCGGAATCCGGGTGATTCGCGGTATGCCTTGCCGTCTGGCTACAAACAGGGCGGTAAGTACTACAACGGCGATTTGCGGGATTTTTACCACATCGGGCTGATGTGTGAGGACGGCAAGGTTCTCAATGCGCAGAGCAGCGCAACGGGCTTCGTCGCTTCACCCGTCAAGTCGTGGACGTGTGCAGGATACCTCAAAAAAGTCGAATACAAGGAGGATACACCAATGGTGGATGATAGCAACGATGTTATTTGCGTCGGACACGTGACAGCGCAGAGCGGCAGCACGGTCAATCTTCGCGCAGAGCCGAGCAAATCCGCAAAGGTGCTGGAAAAAGTTAAAATCGGCACTTCTGTCAACGTCATCGGGAATAGTGGCGGCTGGCTTCACGTCGAGACGGAGACGAATCAGGGCTACATGATGGAGGAGTTTGTCGATGTGGGTATTTCCAAAACGGAAACACCCACGCTCTCTGAGCTTGCGGAACGCATCGAAAAGCTGGTGGAACGCGTCACAGCACTGGAAGGCGGGGTAGGTTGAGATGGAAAACATCACCGCCGATAAACTGATTCTGGCGCTGGGCGTGATTCTCGTTCTGCTGGGAGCATACAATACATTTTATACCGCGCGAAAAAATGTGAGGGACGAACGCAAGCGCCAGGAGCAGCCAACAAACGCGCTTGCATCCAACGTCGCTGACATCAATCGCAAGCTGGACACAGACAAGCGCCGCCTTGATGGGCACGAAGAGCGCATCGGAGGCTTGCGTGACGGATTGATGGTAACGTGCTCCGGAGTACAGGCACTTTTGGAGCATGAGTTGCACAACGGCAACGCCGACGAAATGACGGCGGCAAGCAGGGAAATTGATAATTGGTTGAGGGGCAACGCCCTAAAGGGAGGAAATGCAAAATGAGCGAAAATTTGAAGCGCAAACTGACAAGCCGCAAGTTCTGGGCGGCGGTTGTGTCCTTTGTGACCATGCTGATTATGGCGTTCGGCGTGGCGGATGAAACCGCAACACAGGTCGGCAGCATCATCATGGCGGGTGCTACGGTTATCGCCTACATCATCGGTGAGGGCATGACGGACGCGGCGGCAGTCGCAGATGGCAAGGATAAACCGAAGGAGTAACGCATGAGCCGCGAAGTCGTATGGACAAAAGCGGTTGTAGATGCTTTTGTGGCTGAAGCCTGCTTGTCCGATGAAGAAGAGCTGATTATCAGGTCGCGGGCGAAAGGCTGGACACGCACAAAGCAATCAATGCAGTACAATATGAGCATTCGCAAGATTGACTATATTATACACACGCTAAAAACCAAGTACGACGAAGCGCAGAAATACTCCGAGATTTTACCAAAGCGGAATACAAAGAAAGCCGGGACGTAATGTCCCGGTCTTTTTTTGTTGTGCACTATTCTTGCGCCTGACGCTTGCACTCAACGTCAAGTTCCGGATACACCCCCGCGATTTTCGCAAGGGTTTCGGTTTTTAGGCGATGGTACAGCTCTTCCTTGCCGACAAGCCCGAAAAGGTTAATTAATTTGTCATCATATTCGCAGAGGTTATGGCGGATGAAATTAACCATCCAGCGTTCCAGCGTCTCGGTGTTCGGGGACAATATATCCACATTGCCATGCTCCAAATACCATTCTTGCTTTGCGTTCAGCGTCGCCTCTTCCAGAATGGGCATATCCCAGCGCGTAACGTGGATGGAAGCAATGAGGTCATCGGCAATGGCTTCGGCATTCTTGCGTTTCGTTTCGACGGCTTTTGCGGATGCCGCTTTCCGCGCGGCTGCTTTTGCCGCCATCGCATGGAACTCCTGCGTCTCCATGACGGAACGCACATCATCCTCGCGCCACAGCTTCATGGGCGCGGAGGACGCATAATGTGGATTCCGCTTAAGGATAGGCGGCGGCAGCAGCTTGTCTATCATGGACTTTGTGAAGCCCATGGACAGAACTGCCGATTGCGAAATAAGATGCTCCTTTTGCTTTTCCGGCATGGTGTTCTCCTTGTATTAACTTTATTGCAGGATGCTATTTTTTGTTTATTTTTAATACCTCGTCTATTGCCGCACGACTTTCGTCAGAAACCTTCTTCCCATTTTCGTAATTTCGTATTGTTCTTTCGGATAAATGCACGATTTCCGATAGCCGTGCAACGGTAAAGCCCGCTGCAATTCGCGCCTTGCTTGCTTCTGTTTTCTCTTTTCGATACTTTCTCGGCTTTTCAAGCGAACCGTGTTGCTTCTTTGCTGGCAGATTAGAGGCTTTAAGCGCCTTTGCATCCGCGCAAGCATCGGAACAATATACTCTGTGCGCTTTATTTGGTGTAAATGTCTTTCCGCAAGTTGGGCATAAACGAACGCGTATTTCCTCCATCTTCTTTTGCGTCTCGCTACGCGATTCTTTCCTCCTCTGATTTGTCTTCTCCGCGTTTTTTTTATAGTAATCCAGCGCACGCTTGCGCGTTTGTTCTGCCGCACAATTTGTACACATCACCTGCCGCCCGCTGTTTATAATGTACGCTTTCCCGCAAATCTCGCAGTAGGCAGTTCCACCAATAACACGGCTTTTTCCATTCTTCTTTCGTTCTGCATACTCTTTTTTTATTTTCTTCTTTGCCGCTATGTTGCAAGTCGGGCAACGCTTTGAGCGCGGATAACCCATGTACTTAGCGCCGCAATCCTCGCAGATTTTTTCTTTCACTGTTTCATGAACGTTAAAATGCCCTTTTCCTAATAAGGCATTTGCTTCTTTTGATTCCTTCTTTTTCATCTCAATAGCGCATTGCGGGCAGCAGAAGTACTCCTGCTGCCCGGACAATGGTTTTCCGCAGTTTTCGCAAAGCCTCATTCTTTAAGCCCCCACATTTCCAGCGTATCGTCGATATACTCGGTGTCGCTTTCGTTGCATTCCTTCCAAGGGGTTCTGGGGTCGCCGATAATCGCTTCGATTTTAGCGATGGTCTCTTCTGCCCATTTGCTACCATCCTCTTCAAGGTCATTCAGCGCGACAGGATTCCCTTCCGTCGTGAGAATCCACTCGCCGTAGACGGGTTCGACACCTACATACAGCGTGTAGGTGAGACCTTCTTCAGAGCCACAGAACTCGTAGATTTCGGTGTTTTCGTTCACAGTAACCTTTTTCATAATTCTTACCTCTTTCTGTCCGGGGTTTTATTTTGCACCGCCCCTTGACACTATGTATTATAGCACAAGTTGTGCAACTTGTCAACACTTTTTCAAGATTTTTCGCAAGTTTTTTGCGTTCTGTCCGCAAGCCACTGTGATAGGGCAAGGCGGACAACCGCCGAATCACTTAGCCCAATTCGCTGCCCAATCTCCTTAATCTGCTCATTCTGCTCGTGCGTCACAATGACGTTCTTAACAATCCGATTTCCATCTTTTTTTAGCATTTTTTCTTCCTCTCCGCCTGGGTTGCCCTTCTTGATTTAGAAACGTCCGAGTATTATCCCCAGACGTGCTGCTGGACGTACTGCCCGCTGTCACGGTCAAAGTGCATCAGGGTTAAATCCACCCCGGTGCGCGCGCACTCCGCCACAAGCGCCGCCGTGCAGGCGGTTAGCCCGGTGACATACACCACCAGTTTCCGCAGTCCAACGAACGCCTGAAGCCGGAGGAACACCTGAATGTCGCTATGGCGGTTGGCGACGTTTGGCGCTGGTCCATCGCAGGACGTGCCGATTCCGGCGTTCCAGAAGGAACGTGCGGATTGTTTCCCTCATCGCCTCGAAGTCGAGAGGATTGACATCCCCCTCGAAGATGTACTCCGCACAGGGCATATCGTGACGCCCCTTGATGAGACCGACAGTAATAGTTTCCATATATACCTTCTTTCTGCCGGGCGTGTGCCCAGCGGAGCATCAAAGCTCTGCAAGCCAGCGGGTTGCACCGAAGCCGAAGTCACGTTCCAACTCTTCACGCAGGCAGTACTGCTCTGCGTCCTCATCTGCCTCCAACCACTCCGTGTCATCCAGCAGTTCCGCTGGAACATTGCGGTCGTCGGTGAGGTACTGTTCAAGCCACATTTCTTGCCCCAGAATAGCCTCCTCCATTCCACTTCCTGGCTCCAGCATTTCGTCCCAGCTATCGAAGAATAAGGGGTCGCCGTTCGTTTCGACGCACACGCTTCCCGTCGCCGTGTCGAGGAGGATGTGCCCTCCCTCTTCCCAATTCCCATCGTAGTCCTCGTAGTGGTACTCAGTCACGCGCACCCGCTGATTCAGAATCGTCTTGTCCATACGTTACCTCTTTCTGTCGGGGGGCTTTATTTTTTTTTGCACCGCCCCTTGACACTATGTATTATAGCACAAGTTGTGCAACTTGTCAATGCTTTTTTCAAGATTTTCCGCAAGTTTTTTTGCAACTTTCCAGCGTTTTGTCTGCATTTCCCAACCGTCCGAATCGCCTATACTATAATCAGTAGGAGGTGGTGCGGTGTATATCCACTACAACCCTAATCCGCGCGGCTTGCGTGTCGGGGATTGCGCTGTCCGTGCAGCATCAAAAGCGGCAGGGGAGACGTGGGGAAGCACCTATGCGGCGCTCTGTGCGCTGGGCTATGACTGCGGAGATATGCCTAACGCCAACCACGTTTGGGGGCGCTACTTGCATGAGCGCGGATTCACGCGCCACGCCCTGCCGGATACTTGTCCAATCTGCTATACCGTCTCGGATTTCTGCCGTGAACATCCGCGCGGTGTATACGTCCTCGGCATCGGTGACCACGTTGTGTGTGCCGTAGACGGTGACTGGTACGATGCATGGGATAGCGGCGCGGAAATACCGGCATATTATTGGGAGAGAGAGGATTGATGTATGGCGTATGGTTATCCACAGTATTATCCACAGATGCCGTATTACAACGCGCAGCAGACGGCAATGCCCGACCAGCTTGCGCAGCTTCGAGCAGCACAGCAGCCGATGATGCAGCAACCAGCACAGCCATCAAGCAACGGACTGATTTGGGTGCAGGGTGAAGCCGGGGCGAAGAGCTACCTTGTCGCAAATGGTGCGAGCGTGCTCTTGATGGATAGCGAGAAGCAGACGTTTTATATCAAGTCGGCAGACGCGGCAGGAATGCCGTCCATGCGCACGTTTGACTACACGGAGCGAAACGCATCCGTAAAGCCATCCAGCAGCGCGCAGGACGCGCCGGAGTATGTAACGCGGGAAGAACTTAACACACTGACGAAACGCCTTGAAGCGCTGGAAGGGCGCAAGAAGAAGGGGGTAACGCAGGATGAACCCACTGTTTAATGCACTTGGCGGCGGGCAGATGCCCGGAGCGCTGGGAAATTTTCAGCAGATGATGCAGCAGTTTCAGCAGTTCCGCGCGACGTTTCAAGGCGACCCGGAGCAGGAGGTGCGCAAGCTGATTGCATCCGGCAAAATCTCGCAAAGCCAGCTTAACCAGCTGCAACAGGCGGCGCAAATGTTTCAATCGTTCCTCGGTTCTTAACTTTGGCTATATTTGTTGCGCAACAATTTAGCATATACTTCAAAATTCCGAAAGGAGAAAAAAAATGAGCATGACTTCGGAACTCTCCGCGTCTGACGTGGCTCTGCTTTCCGGCAGAAACAGCAACCAGAACGGCGACGGCTTCTTCGGTGGCAATGGCGCATACTGGATTATCATCCTCTTCCTCTTCGTATTCTGCGGATGGGGCAATAACGGATGGGGTGGCTTTGGCAATCGCAACGGCGGACAGGGTTCTGTCATGGACGGTTACGTCCTCACCTCCGACTTCGCAAATATCGAGCGGAAAATTGACAACGTGAACAGCGGCTTGTGTGATGGATTCTATGCACAGGCGCAGCTCACCAATGGCGTACAGATGCAGATGGCTAACGGCTTTGCGCAGGCGGAACTCTCCCGCGCCAATCAGCAAACCGCGCTGATGCAGCAGCTTAACGCGATGCAGGCACAGGCGGCGGATTGCTGCTGCAAGACGCAGACGGCAATCCAGGGCGTGAACTACAACCTTGCCACTCAGGCTTGCGACACTCGCAACACCATTCAGAGCGGCGTTCGCGACATTTTGGACAACGCCAACGCTAACGCCCGAGCGGTGATTGACGCACTGACGGCACAGCGTATCGAGGCAAAGGACGAGAAGATTGCTGCGCAGAATCAGCAGATTTTCGGCTTGCAGCTTGCCGCGTCTCAGGCAGCACAGAACCAGTATCTTGTGAATACGATTCGGCCTTGCCCTGTTCCGGCGTACACGGTAGCCAATCCGTTCTGCTGCAATCAGGCGCAGTATTGCGCCGGGTAAGCTCCAGACAGCTTCCTGCCTGTGCAGGATGAGCCGATAACGGCAACTGAAAAAGCGGCGGGGCGTTGATTGATTCGCGCCCTGCCGCTGAAAGGAGAAAAATCATGGCTGAATATACTGCGGCGGCGGCGCAAACCGTCGCCAATGGCAACAACGTCCTTTTTACTGCCACGCCCGTCTGCGCGACTCGGTGCATCGTCCATCGTGAGGGGTCTGGCATCGTGACGCTGCGAGGCATCACCAACGGACAGTGCCGCGCACGTTTCCGCGTCAATTTCGGCGGCAATATCGCCATTCCGACGGGCGGCACTGCCGGAGCTATCTCTGTTGCACTTGCAATCGCAGGTGAGGCGCTTCCGGCTTCTACCGCCATCGTCACCCCTGCAGCAGCGGCGCAGTACCAGAACGTCAGCGTCGACACCTTTGTGGACGTTCCGGCGGGGTGCTGCACAACCATCAGCGTCAAAAATACCGCTGGCGTTGATATTGACGTGCAGAACGCCAACCTGATTGTCACGCGCGTCGCGTGAGGAAAGGAGAAACGCAATGAAATATCTGCATGCACTCAAAGAAAAACTCTGTGAAGAGCTGCAAGAGATTGCGGAGAAGCAGGATATGTCCGCTGGCGACCTCGAAGCTGTTCACAAGCTGACGGACACCATCAAAAACATCGACAAGATTGAGATGCTGGAAGCGGACGGGTACAGCAATAATGGCGGCGACTGGGAAGCGCGTGGAAGCTATGACGGTATGTACCGCGATGACCGATACAGCCGCCGTGGGCGCGATATGCGCGGGCGGTACAGCCGCCACGACGGCACGGACAAGCGCCTGATGGACGAGCTGGAAGAGTTGATGCGTACCATCGAGCCGGGAAAGCGTGACGTGATTCGGCGGGCGCTTGAAGAACTGAAAGAAGCATAACGGAAAGGGGGGCTGGCTGCGTGGTTACGTTGACGTGGATTGATGGGCAGATTGAGAAGGCAATCGAAGAGGGCAACAATCCGCAGAACATCCGCGATTTGGCAGCGTTGATTACGGTGCGTGAGTACCTCGCCACGCGGTCAGCCCCGAAAGCCGATGCACAGAGTGTGCAGGAATCCGCCGATGACAAAAAGCGCCGGGATGCGGTTGTCCTCATGACGCACAGCGCAGACTTGGATACCGTGCCGACAATCCAGCAGGTAGAGACGGCACTGCATTCCATCAGCGTCAACACGCCGGAGGAACGAAAGCGTGTGCAGGACGCGAAGAAGTGGGCGCAGATTATCTCGCAGAAAAACGCCTGACAAAAATCCCCTCCATGAATGCAATATGGAGGGGATTTTTGACCCCCGTTTTGACTACTTCGCACGACGGAAAGAGGGTCAAAATTGCGAATCTGGGGATTGCAAAAACCATGTGCGATAACAGCAGATTGAGCAATTACAAGGCATACGCAAGCGCAGAGTAGCGAAGAGGCAACCGCTTTCGCTTTCTTCCATGGAAAGCAAA